CACTGTAGGAAATCGCGTCAATTTGCACTCGATGGACAGACTCTCAACCAGATCGCCTAAAGCGACAAACATGCGCGTTTCCCCTCACGTCCTACAAAAAAACGTGACCGATGTCGCGATCGGCGGGAGAGAAGAGATTTGCCGGCGCACATCGTATGCGCAAATTGCTCGTTGTGGTGTCGACAAATCAACGGCTTCGTTGATTCTGTTTTTCGGATTCGGGGTTTGTCTGACTCGCATCGGTAGGGGTGCTCAGGGTCTGTCTTACGTGCTGACTATTACGCGCGACCCCGGTTGTGCGTTCCTGTTCGATTCGTACAAGGACGTACAAGCGTGAATCAGAAGGAGCTTTTCCACGACACGATCTATGACGCGCTCGGCGCTGATGTCGCCGCAGCGGGCGGATTCAAGACTGTCGCGGCGAAGCTGTGGCCGGCAGAGAGCCCGGTCACCGGCTCTGCGAAGCTGCGAAACGCGCTCAATCCCGATCAGCCGCACAAGCTCTGCCCGAACGAAGTACTCCAGATCAAGCGCCTCGCCCAAGAGGCCGGCTCATCCGCGACCGTGCTCTACGAAGCACAGCAGCTCGGCTATGTCGTGACCTGGGTCGAGCCGGAAGACGAGCTCGAACGCATCGAGCGTGAGAACAATGAGCTGCTGAAAGCGCTCAGCAAGCGAATGGAGCGCGCGGAGCTGCTGCGCACGAAGGTGAGGCGATGAAGCTGAGAGTAGTGGAGCGACCCTGGGACATCGATCGTCGCCGGTACGCGGTAGAGCAGTTGCGTTGGACTACTACCGAAGGAGAAGAGTTCTGGGGCGTCGAGAAATTCTTCGATAACGTCCTCGACGCCCAGCTCTTTCTGGCGAGTTACTCGAAAGGACCCCGCGTCGTCACGGTCCGCGAGGTCCCGGGCTCATGAGCCTGCTAAGCATCCCCTGGAACAACACAAATTCCTGGCGTAGCGCCTCTAGGGTATCGGCGATTTGTCCCAGGTTGTGTGCTGCCAGTGCTTGCGGGTCAGAAATCGCGTCGCGCTGGGCCTTCCGGTATTCGGAGATTCTCTGCGGATCCACAGGCATAGGTCTTCTCCACTTTGTTGGTTGGCAAGTGATTGTATCGCAGGAGACTGCTCAATGAGCGACGGACATAGCCTCACGGCGAGCGACAACGAATTCCCGCTCACCCAGGACGAGATTAGAACCCGCATGAAGCGCGAGAAACACTTGTCAGAGCATGCCGAAACTCCGCACGAGCGCTTTGCGGCCTGGTGGATGTCCGTACAACTCGAGTCGATGCGTCCAATCTGGGGTAACGAATGAGTAGTCAAACACAAAAGGCGCAGGTGCTGAATCACATGCGCACGCAGGGTTCGATCACGACCTTCATCGCATTCGATCGCTACTCGATCTGCAGGCTTAGCGAGCGCATTCGGGAGCTTGAGCGAGATGGTTATGTGATCAACCACACGCGCATCGATCGCGGTGGAAAGCGCTACACCGCGTACAGCCTGGTCGAAGGGAAGCGAGTCGAAGCGGCGTGAGTGGGTGGATCAAATTCGAGAAATCGCTCGAGTCCGACCCGCGGGTGCTTCGGATGGCAAAGGCGCTCGCCAAGCGGTGGTCGATGTTCGATAGCGGAATTGATCTCGATCTCTGTAACGCAACACCGTTACCGGCTGTAACGCTAGTGTGTGGCGCTCTTTCTCGGCTCTGGATTTATGCCGATTCGCATGCTCGTGAGGACGACACCTTGGATCTTGGCGCGAGCGAGCTCGACGAGATTCTCGGGATACCAGGATTCTGTTCTTTGATGCCTAAAGATTGGCTGGTCGAGGTCAATGAGAGCACCGTAGAGCTGCCGGGTTTTCAACAACATAACGGTGTTGAGGCAAAGAAGAGGGCGCTCACCCAAAAGAGAGTTGAGCGCCACAGAGAAAAGAAGAAACTCGATAGCGTTGCACCGTGTAACGCACCAGCGTTACCAGACCAAGACCAGACCAAGACCAGACCAGACCAAGACAGCGTCGCTTGCGTGCCGAGCGGGAATGTGACGCCTGCGGGAGAGATGGCGATCGCTCTGCGAGACCTCGGGGTCTCCGTTCGGAGCACAGACCCGGTTCTCCACGGGTGGCTCAACGATGGGTTCTCCGTTCAGCAAGCAACCGACGCGGTCGGCATCGCGCGCATCCGCAAACCTCACCCCGAGGCTATCCCGGCCAACTACCTTGACAAGATCCTGCGAGCTCGGCCACCGCCAGCGCCCCGCAAACAACAGACGGCATGGGACCGGGTGATGGAGGCGAACGGTGATTAGCTGGCAGGCAAAGCAGGTTTGGAAGCGCTTCTGCGCGTGGTACGGCGCTGATGTCATCGAGCGCAAGTACGGCGTCCAGGTGCCTGATGACTGGTGCGAGGTCATCGACAGCATCGACCGCGGCAAGCTTGAGGGCGTGCTAGCCGACGTGCGCTCGAAGCACCCAACCTGGCCTCCTGGCCTGCCGGAATTCGAGCAGGTCGTGAAGGCCGCCAACAAACCAGTTTGCGTCGAAGGGCCGACGATGCAGGAGCGACTGCGAGACTTCGTGCTGCGAACGAAGCCGCTTACGCAGGCTCAGATCCGTGCGCCGTGGAAGGACATCGGCACTGGTAACGCACGAACCGGGGAGGGTTTCGCGGTGGTTGGCGTCGTAGTTCCTCCAGACGGTGAATTCCCGGGCTACCGAGTGATGGTCGTCGATATGCAGGCGGATGCAGCGTGATTCGCGTCTGCCAGCAGTGCAAGCGCAGTTTCCGGTCATGGCGTTCGTTGCAGAAGTTCTGTTCTCACGCGTGCCACAACGAAAGCATGCGCGCGGCACGTTCTGTCGACCTAAAGACACTTCAGGCACTAGCCGTGTCGGGAGTTCCAAAATCGCGCATGGCTCGCGAGCTCGGAGTAGGGCGCTTCGTCGTAAGGCGTCTTGTGTCTCGCTATGGGCTGGAGCGCGTTTGGCGAGCGAGCAGATATGCGAAGGCGCGGGCGGCATGACTTTCACCCGCCTGAAGGACAACAAGTACTGCGAGCGCTCGGAATGCGGCCAGTACACGGTCTGCGCGATCGGCGGTGCTGACGGGTTCAGGTTCGAGGGATGGTTCGGTAAGCAGCAGCTCGAGCCGGTGAATCTAGCGACAGCCGAGGAGGCGCGAGAGGTGTGCAGGCAGCACAAAGCAATGCAGGTAAAGGCGGCATGACGACGATCGTCTGCATTTGCTGCGCCTGCGGGAAGCAATTCGGCGGTTGGCGACGTAAGGATGTTTCACAAAAGTATTGCTCGATGGATTGCTGGAACCAGAAGCGACGCGTTGCGAAGAGAGATCAGTTGCTTTCGCTACTTCAGGGCGGCTTGAACTGTGACCAGATTGCGGAGCGGCTTGGGGTCGCTGCCTCGACCGTTCGAGGCGCAATCAGACGCTTTGGCATCAAGCGCAAGGTGGTCTACGAGTGAAGTATCGAGGCTTCGACGCTCGACGTGACGACAACGAGCTCGCGATCGTTCGCGACCTTGAGCGAGTTGGAGCAAAGGTCCATCGCCTTGCTCAACCCTGTGACCTTCTCGTGCGATTTGGCTATCGCCTTTACCTGCTGGAAGTTCGCAATCCAGCGAACAAGTACCGCAAGCGGAAGGCGTCGCAGGTTGAATTCCTCAAAGCGTGGGACGTGCCAGAAGTGACCACGAGCGATGAGGCGTTACGCGTGATAGGTGCGATGTGACAAACGATCTCGACGTCGATCGCCGCCCGCTTTGGAAGCTCAGCGCCGTGGTGGTCATGAGTTGGGTCGTAGTGGCTACGTTTATTTGGGCGATGAACTGATGGCTGCAACAATGACTGAAATCGTTAGCAAGCGCCGCAATGGCGTGCCGGATGAAGTTCACGCCTTACTGACCATGTGGGGCAACTACAGGCGACGCACGAGGGTAGGGCCGCAAGGGTTCCCCAAGGAGTCGCCGTTCGTCAAAGCCGCCCTATACGGCAAGCTGGGCATTCCCCAAGAGTCGAACGTGAGGGTCGACGACGACGGCATGCCGGCGCTCGTCGAGTGGATCGATCGGATCGTAGTCGCCATGCCCGAGGAGCTGCGGCAGATCATAGACACGCGCTACAAGCCGCCACTGAACGAATACGGCAACGAGCCGCCGTTCGAGATGATGGCGAAGAGCCTGTACATGAGCCCGAGCACGTTTCGGACGCGACTCGAGAGTGCGCAGTGGTATGTCTATGCACGGATGTACCCGTGAGAAACGCACGGCATGTCATGAGCGCCTACCGTCACTACATCCTTGCGACGAAGCGCAACTGGAACCTAGACCGTACGAGCCACGGGAAGAGTCCGGCGCGACGCATCGCCAGGGCGCTCGTCCATTATCACGGCTATATGGATTCGTACCTAAAGGCGAAGCGTGCGGTCGTGGCGGGAAACGAGATGGTCGATGCGTGAAGTTAACTTGATGTTAACGGGCTCTCCATAGATCGTGGGCAGTATGGAGATAGCGCCTGATGCGCTACTCCGCCCATTGCCCAGCCCCGGCCGCCCTTTATGGCAAGCATTTACGCATATGCCGTGTTGCGCTGGGCTCTTTCAATGACGCCCCGAGCAGTACCCGTAGTGAGCTAGCAGTAGCTACGGCGAGCCTCGGGGCTGTTTCTTTCTTCGGCAACTGATCGCGCGCGGATGTGAATTCCGGCTCCTCTGGCGCGGATCAGGCGTGCGGATTGCCCTTTCACAACTGGATCTGCCGCACGCAGCCGATCTAACTCGAGGAGTGTTCATGAAGCGTTTCGTAGCCCTGTTCCTGCTGCTCGCCGCACCAGCGGCTTTTGCTGGTACGGTCACGGTGACGTGGGTCGCGCCGACAAGCTGTGCAGACGGCTCCCCGATCGCCGAGGGCTGTCCGCTCACCGGTTATGAGGTGTGGCAGGGCACGTCCATCAACGGGACTGCGTACACGCTGCGCGAGACTGTTGCAGGGACCGTTACGTCAGTGACGTACACGAACGTCCCTCCGGGCACGCGGTGCTTCTACCTCAAAGCCGTTGCTGGGACGCTGAAGTCAGCCGAGAGTGTGCGGGGCTGCGCGAATGTGCCGTATGTCGCGCCGGGATCGCCTACGGGCGTTACGGTCGTGACCGTGGCGTTGCCCGCGCCGTTGCCCACGCCGTAATGTGGCGATCTTCATTGCCCGCCAGAGCTCTGCTGGAGGAGGCGGGGGCGGATCTCTCACGGATGGTGGAACAACGACGATAAACGGAAGCGGGTTCGGCACGAACGTTTCCGTCGCGAATCAGGAATGGCTGGGTGGCGTCAATGGCGTCATCGAGGGTATCGCGAACAACACGACTTGGATATCTGTTGCGCGTACCAACTGGACCTTCCCGGGCGGCCACGTTCAGCGCATCACGACGTTAGCGTCTCTGAACGGCACCAAATCGCTGGGCAATCTGAACTTCAGTGACGCCAGTAATTATCAATTCGGTACAAAATTCGACACTGGCGGTTACCGTGTCTGCACGGTGCGTGTCCCGGTATACGTCTACAACTCGGCCAACAGCACGACCGGGCAGGTCAAGTTTCTCCGCTTTGTTGGCGGCCCGATCGCAGATGATCAGGGCATCGACGACGATGACGTTCCCAACTGCTACGTTAGCAGGTTCTGGAACGGTATCGAGTCGAACTTCGCGGTCAACGAAGGGACGCCAGACCTGATCGGCTACATCGATCCGAAGGTATCGGGCGATATCGGTTTCCGCGGTGAGTGGATGGAGAAGCAGACCACTCGCGCTGGCGATTGGTACATTTTTGAATTTCAGTTCACTGCCCCATCTGCTGCCGGCGTAGCAGATGGGGCGCTGCGCTGGCGCACCTACAACGCGACAACCGGGGCGGTTAAGTCTGCGGGCGAGGTCACGAGCCGCGCCTGGTGGCAAAGCACTTCCAATGCTTTCCGTTACTTGACCCTTCAGGGTTACATGGGCAACACGCTTGCCGATGGCTCTGAGGTCTATTTCGACCGCGATATCTACATCACGTGGAACACGAGCGGGACGACGCCACCGAAATACATCCTTTTGGGTGACGCATCCACATTCGCTGCTTGCACCAAGCTGACGACGTGCCGGTGGACAGGCAGTTGGAGTGACACGCAGATTACTGGTGTGGAAGTGAACAAGGGATATCACTCGAACCTGACCGGCAAGTATTGGTACGTGATGAGCGCTCCTGGGAGCCCCATCAACTCCAACGGGATTGCGGCCTAGTGGCTAACGAGATTGGCTACTGGAACGGCGGGGCAGGGGCATCGACCCTGGCGTGCTTTCCAGATGAATACCTGTCCCCGGTCACGGCCGCCAATGCGTACACGGCGAGTTCCGGCGACTCGATCACAGCAGTCCGTTTAAGCCAGTCCTCGAGTGGTGCGCGCACGATCGGCGTCGCGCTTTACGAGTACGACGCTGGTACTGATCGGCCCACAGGCCCAGCGTTGCAGACGACGACGATCGCAACGACAGGCACGGGCACTTTCTCGACCTCAGTCAGTTGGGCGCTGACGGCTGGGCTCGACTATGTGCTCGCCCTGGGCGATCCTGACGTGGCCGTCAATATCACGGCCGATACGTTGAGCAATGGCACTAGTCGTGATGACAGTGGCGACGCCACGTTCCCCACTTGGGGACACACCAGTTACAGCAACGTGCAGATCGAACTTGCTGGTGATGTTACGAACAGCGGCGGCGGTGCAACGCCGAAGGGTCTAATGCTTCTTGGAGTGGGTTAAGTGGCTGACGGCACACGCCTGAATTCAAACTCGTCGAGTGGCGACCTCATTGCCACGGACGAGCTGAGTTCCGGTGGCTTTTCCGGACAGAAGGCGCAGGTCGTCAAGCTCCTGATCGGGGCTGACGCTGCGGGTGAGTTGGTGTCCAACTCGACGCCGCTGCCTGTGTCTGATGCCGGCTCGACGCTCTCGGTCGATGACGGCAGCAGCTCGCTCACTATCGACAATGCCACGCTGGCTGTCACCGGTGGTGGTGCGGAATCAACCGCACTACGCGTCACGCTCGCGAGTGATTCGACCGGTCTCGTCTCAGTCGATGACAACGGTTCGACACTGTCCGTCGATGACGGCGGTGGATCACTCACTATTGATGGGACCGTAGCGGTCTCCTCGCTGCCAGCCTCCACGAATACGATTGAGGTCGTAGGCGATGCGACCCACGATGCGGCGGTCGCAGGCAATCCCGTACTCACGGGTGGTTATGCTTCTGCTGCTGCGCCATCCGATGTCAGCGGTGACGGTGATGTCGTCAGAGCCTGGCATCTCAGGAACGGCGCGCAGGCGACTGTTATCACTGCGGCTGGTGCTTTGGTCGGCGGGGATGCCACGAACGGCCTAGACGTCGATGTGACCCGGATCATCCCGGGCACCTCAGCGACGCACCTCGGCAAGGCGGTTGATTCTGCCGCGGGGTCGTCTGACACGGGCGTAGCGATGCTCGCCGTTCGCGATGACACGCTCGCTACGCTCACACCGGTCGATGGTGATTACGTGCCGCTGCGGACATCCTCAACGGGTGCGCTGCATATCTCCGTAACGGAGGGTGGTATCGCTGGTAGAGCCGAGGACAGCGCGCACAGTACAGGTCATGACGGAATCGTGGTTCTGGCAGTTCGGCGGGACACTGCGTCGTCTGGTGTGGACACCGACGGCGACTATGCGACGCTGAGTACGGATTCGACCGGGAACCTGCGGACGGCAGCTGTCGGAGCTGCGGCTCAGGATGCCGCGATATCTGGCAATCCGCTGCCGATCGGAGCTCGGGCATCGACCGCAACCCCGACAGCGATGTCAGCGGATGGCGATGTTGTGTATCCGTGGGCCACGCGCTCAGGCGCGCTGGTCACAGCCGGTACGACGGTTGATGATGCGGCCTTTACGGCTGCCACGGATCGAGTCCACCCGGTTGGTTTTTTCGCGGATGAAACCTCCACGGATAGCGTGGACGAGGGCGACATCGGCGCTGCGCGAATGTCGCTGGATCGCAAGCAGTATGTCATTGCGCACAGCGAGACCAGCACGATCTACCAGAATGGCACGGCGAGAACGCCTTCCTTCGCGGTGATCGATGCGGCGTCGTCAGGGGACAATACGCTGCTAGCCGCCCAGGGAGCGGGTAACAAGATTCGCGTGCATCAGCTCTTCCTCGTATCAGCGGGGACGGTGACTGTGAGGTTCGAGTCTGGTGCCGGTGGCACAGCCCTAACAGGGCAGATGAACCTGGTTGCGAATACCGGCTTCGTTCTTCCGTACAGCCAGATCGGGTGGTTTGAGACCGCAGCGAATACGCTCCTGAATCTCGAGCTTTCGGGTGCCGTGTCCGTGGATGGGAACTTCGCCTATACCGTCGTGACGTAAGATGCTGCTCGTCCTCCAGCTCAATAACCTGCTGGGGTTGGAGTCAGGCGCCCCGACGTTCTCCGGGACGATCCCAGACTACTCGGTGCGCTGGGAGAGCGGCGAGTACACGATCTACGCCGCGAACTACTTCACGGGCGCTACGAGCTACAGCATCAGCCCTGCGGTAGAGCCCGGCTGGTCGTTCAACACCACGACCGGCGAGCTGACATTCGACTCGGATGATATCGACGCCTTCGGGCCATTCATCATCACGGGGACGAACGTCAACGGCAGCACGGCTAGCAATGCGTTCGACATCGCCGTTACGTTCGGAACGTTCGGTGACTACTCAGGGGCGAACAGCAACGCCACGACTGACGTCCCATCGAACTACGAGATCTGCGACCGCACAGGCTTCAGGGTGCTGCCTGGTCAGCTCGTGAGGGAATGGAACGGCGCGATGGTGCGTAGAGAGTCCTGGGAAGCCAGACACCCTCAGGACTTCGTGCGAGGCCGCGCAGAGAGACAGCGTGGCAGCCCCAGACCAGAGCCTGCGGATACATTCATCGCGGACAACGATCAGGTGACGGTGAGCGACCTATGACAACCATAGCCTGGGATGGAAAGTCACTCGCCGCAGATACCCGTTGCACGACAGGCGGAATGCCCTGGCAGACCACGAAGGCAGTCAGACTCAAGGATGGACGCCTATTCGCTGCTAGTGGTGCAGGAGAGGACTGCGAAGCCGTAAGGACATGGCTAGAAGGCGGAGAGAAGCCAACTCCCAAAGACTTCGTAGCCATCCTGATAGAGAACGGCGAATGCATCCGCATGGAAGACAAGCTCGTGAAGATGCGCGTAGAGAGCCCATTCCACGCAGTAGGCTCAGGCCGCGATTACGCCATTGCAGCGATGCACTACGGGAAGACAGCCCGAGAGGCGATAGAGCTTGCTGCCTTGTATGACATCTACACAGGGACGCCCGTGACTGTGCTTACGTGTGAACCATCTAACGTCGCATACTTGACCGAGCTTCAGCGCTTGAGCAAGTACGGTGTCGTGGTGAGCAGTGATGGGACGAGAGCAGTCGGACAGGAATAGAGTGGGTAGCTCCGCAGTGCAGGACTCAAATTGTACCGCTTCGCACATTAATCCTGCTGATTGTTGCGATCGATTCGCATCTGCTGGTGCAAAATCCCGGTATACAGCACAAATTCACGACATTGTTGCAAGCTGTTGATCCGTCAACAGATACGCTCGCGACTTTACATATAAGAGTGGTTATGCGAACCGTGATTTTGGCGTGAATTTCGGTGCAATTAGCCCTTCACATGGGTCCCTTCTGGAGGGGCCGGTTGGGGCAAATCGCGCAAACGAAAAATCGACATCACCCCCCGTTCAAAACCGCTGCTGATTTTCATCGAGTCCTATGAAGGAACGCCGCACATACTCCGAATCTGAGCGGGTCACGGCTGTGCGTGCCTACATTGTGCACGGGACGTTCGATGCTGCGGAAGTGGCGACTGGTGTGGACCGCGACACGATCGCATCTTGGAAGTATCGGGATCCGACTTGGTGGGAGGAGACCTATAACCGGGTGTCGCTGGAGCTGTTGCGGTCATGCTCTAACGACGACAAGGATGCGCTGCGGCGGATTCGCTCCAAGGTGGTCGCGCAGTTGGAGGATCGAATCGACAAGGGCGACCAGAAGCTCAACGTGAAGACTGGGGAGCTGGTTCGCGTTGAGGTCACTGCCAAGGAGTTGTCCGCGATCCTGACTGCGGTCAGTGGTGCGCTGGAGGAGGAGAAGGATCAGCCGGACGAGGAGAAGCTGCGGCAGGAGCGAGCTGCGAAGTTTCGGCAGATCGCTGAAGCGGACCGCGCCAAGTCCAACTGATGACGCTGCCGTTTTTGGCCCCTTCCGACTGGGAGGGGTCCGATGCTGTTTGGGGGTTTTCCAAGCAGTATCTGGTGTCGCGTTACGACGATCCTAAGCCGATTCCAGCGATCCACCGCGAGTGGTGGGCGCTGTGCATGTCTGCCTATCCGCAGGTCGCCATAGCGGCCCCGCGAGGCCATGCGAAGTCGAGCGCGATCACCCTGGCGTTCGTGCTGTACGTGCTTCTGGAGCGCCTGGAGTCGCATCTGTTGGTGCTGGGCTCCAATGAGAGCCTCGCATCCTCGTTCGTGGCTGAGATCAAAGGCGAGCTCACGGAGAACGAGGAGCTGCGGGGGGATTACGGCGTTGAGCGTTTTCTGAAGGAGACGGAGCACGAGATCATCGTTGAGCTTCGTGGCGGTCATCGCTTCCGGGTGATCGCGAAAGGCGCGGGCCAGCGAATGCGCGGCCTGAAGTGGGATCGAAAGCGGCCTGGAATGGTCGTTTTCGACGACATGGAAGACGAGGAGATGGTGCTCAATGAGGGCCGCAGGGAGAAATTCCGCCGCTGGTTCTACGGCACGGTCCGCCCGATTCTGAGGGGCGGCGGGAAGATTCGCGGCGTCGGGACGATCATCGGCTTTGATTCGCTCCTCGAGCGGATGATGCCGAACGAGAAGGACCCGAGCACCGTGAAAGAGCCGCTTCGGGTCTACGCGAGAGAGCCGAAGGGCTGGGCGTCGATCAAGTATCGCGCTCACAGCCACGATTTCAGCCAGATCCTGTGGCCGGAGCAGAGATCGGCGGAGGAGCTCAAGAAGATCCGCGCCGAGTATGCCGCGATGGGCATGCTCGACATCTACGGTCAGGAGTACCTGAACGATCCCGTCGATCAGGGAACCGCGTACTTTCGGCAGCAGGACTTTCTGCCGATGCGTCCCCAGGACCGGGAGACCAGGAAGACCTACTACGTCGGTATCGACCTTGCCATCGGCGAGAACAAACGCTCCGCGTATAGCGTAATGGTCGTCGGCGGCATGGATGCCGAGGGCACGCTGCACATTGTGGACGTGCGTCGCAGCCGCATAGACGGCCTTCAGATCATGGATGAGATGTTCTCGATCCAGGAGCGATGGTCGCCTGAGATGTTCCGCACCGAGTCGGAGAACATCGAGAAGGCGATCGGTTCGTTCATCCACCGCGAGATGGATGAGCGCCAGCAGTATCTGAACATCGACCCCCGACCGCCTACCAAGGACAAGGACAAGCGCGCGCAGTCCATCCGGGCTCGCATGAGAGCCGGCAAGGTGCGCTTCGACAAGGAGGCTGAGTGGTACGCGGATTTCGAGGAAGAACTGCTCAAGTACCCGAAGGCGCCATTCAAGGACCAGGTCGACGCAATCGCCTGGTTGGGCCTGATGTTGGAAGAGATGATCGAGCCACAGACCGAAGAAGAGATCGAGGAAGAGGAATACCAGATGGCGTACGAACAGCACACATCGCTCGGGCGGTGTGGGACCACGGGGTACTAGCCATGCCGACCACTACGCCGGGCAATCCCGCCCGCAGCAAGTGGAAAGGCCATGAAGCGATTTCAGATGGATCGCCACGTGATGGTGACGCGGTGGCGGAAGGAATGGGAGGCGCACGGACGTGACTTCGGAGCGTGCCATTGTGGGCGAGGCATGGGAACGATGAGGAAGCACCGCCCCTACGAGTCGCATCCGTCGAGCTCCTGCCGTGTGTGCGCCTGGGAGCGCACCGAGGGTCGCAAGCAGCGTCGACGCGAACGGTACGCAGCGCGCCACGTAATTTCTGAGTCTTTGGACGACTGATGGAATTCTTTCTTCCCCTCCGCGAAATCGAGCGCTCGAAGAATGTCGACGCTCTTTTGACGGAGGAACAGTCCGACTATATCGGCTCTGAGGTCGTTCGCGCGTTCAACGAGGACAAGACCAGCCGTAAGGAGTGGGAGACCCGCATGGATGCGGCGATCAAGCTCGCTCTACAAATGGTCGAGCAGAAATCGTTCCCTTGGCCGAACGCCTCCAACGTCAAATTCCCGCTGATCACGATTGCTGCGCTTCAGTTTGCGGCGAGAGCCTATCCAGCGCTGATCAAAGGCCCGGATCTGGTTCGCTACAGGGTTATCGGCGAGGACAAGAACGGGCAGAAAGCGGCCAGGGCAGGGAGAATCGGCCGTCACATGTCATACCAACTGCTCGATCAAGACGAGCAATGGGAGGAAGACACGGATCGGAAGTTCATCGTCCTTCCGATCATCGGCTGCGCGTTCAAGAAGACCTACTGGGATCCGCTCAAGCAGAAGAATTGCAGCCACCTGGTGCTGCCGCAAAACCTCGTCGTGCACTACTACACGCGCTCGATCGAGGACTGCGAGCGCAAGACGGAGGTTTTCGAGCTCTACGAGCGCGAAATCAGGGAGAAGCAGCTCGGGGGGCTGTACTCACAGCGCGAGCTGACGAGTGCTGCGCCTTCGACCTCGAAGCTCGCGGACCAGCGGCAGGGCGTATCCGCACCTCCTGTGAGCAGGCATACCCCCAGAGAGCTGCTGGAGCAGCACTGTTACTGGGATCTCGACGGCGACGGCTACCCAGAGCCGTATGTCGTGACAGTCGACCGAGCAACGCGGAAGGTTTTCCGCATCGTGCATCGCTTCGGCCATGTCGTTACCGAGCAATCGCTTGAAATTGAGCGCCTGACGAACGAGATCAAGTCGCTCAACTTACAGATGTCTGCATTGGTCGAGTCGCTTCCGCCGCCAAATGGGCAGGAAGACGACGCGCAAGTCGAACTCGCGCGGCAGATTGAGGTCCAGGCAAGTGCCGTTAAGGCCAGAATCGAGGCTTTGGGCTCGCAGATTAAGCAACTGAAGGCGTCCGATCAGCAAGAACCTCGTGTTTTGCGCATTTCGCCGCTCGAGTGCTACACGAAGTACGGCTTCATCCCCTCTCCGGATGGCGGATTCTACGATCTGGGCCTCGGAGCGCTGCTCGGTCCGCTGAATGACTCCGTCAACACGCTGATCAACCAGCTGATCGACTCCGGAACGCTGCAAAACGGCTCCCAGGGCTTCATTGGCAAGGGCGCGCGCATTCAGGGTGGTGAATTGCGCTTCAAACCGTTCGAGTGGAAGCGCGTGAACGTGGCTGGGCAGGCGCTCAAGGACTCAATCGTCCCGCTGCCGATCAATCAGCCCTCGCAAGTGCTGTTTTCGCTCCTGTCTCTGCTGATCCAGTACGCGGAGAAGGTGTCTAGCGTCAATGACGCCATGATGGGGAACAACCCCGGACAGAACACGCCTGCGTACAATTTCCAGGCGATGCTCGAGCAGGGCTTGCAGGTGTTCAACGGCATCTTCAAGCGCCTGTATCGATCCTTCCGCAAGGAGCTGCGCAAGCTCTTTGTGATGAATCGGATATATCTCAATCCGATCGAGTATTTCGAGACGCTGGACGGCCGCTGGAAGGCGCTCCAGGACGACTATGCCGGTGATGAGAGTGATGTCATCCCCGCGGCGGATCCGAATGCGTTCTCCAGTCAGGAAAACCTGATGAAGGCGCAGTTTCTTGCGCAACGCGCGGCATCGGTTCCGGGTTACAACATGCCGAAGGTCGAGCTTCGCATCCTCGAAGCGATGGATATCCCGGACGTGCAGGACGTGTATCCAGTCGATGAGCAAGGCAACAACACGATTCCGCCGCCGCCGAATCCGGAGCTACAGATGCAGGCCGCCGAGGAGGAGAGGCGCGCCGCAGAGTCGAAGATCCGTAGCGAGAACGACACGCGGCGCACGATCGCCGATATCTCGCGCATGGAGGCTCAGACGCTGATTGAATTCGAGAAGGTCAAGCAATCGGCGGACAAGTTGCTGATCGATGAGTTCAAGGCGATTACAGATAGGTTAAAGGCGCAACGAGAGGCAGCAGAAAAACGTGTCAAAGCTTCAGAAAGAGCAGCTTGAGGAATGGTTCGAGAGCCCCGTTACTCGCTATCTCCTGTCCCTTCTGCATTCGCGTCTGGATCACACCTTTGCGCTGCGCGCGCAGGTGTTCTTCCCTGGCGAGCCGCATAAGACACAGGAAGGCAAGGCCACTCTTCTCGGTATGGAGGGTGAGCTTGGGGATCTGATCGAAGCGTTCAGCGAGAAAGATTTGAGTCTATTGGAAGTAGAGGAGGCGAGTGATGAACAAATCGGGCATTCACCCGAGCGGCGACCGGGTTCTCATTAAACCGGACGAGATCGAGAAGAAGACAGACGGCGGGATCATCATCCCCGACACGGTCGGCGAGCTGCACGCAATGGCGCAGTCGATCGGTACGTTCGTGGAAGCAGGCCCCGACGCCTATATCGATCACGTCGAGAAGGACGCGCAGGGCAACGTCACGAAAGTTGTGGGCTATCGCGGTCCGTTCGCGAAGCCAGGCGATCGTGTGGCGTTTGCGAAGTACGGCGGCCTTCAGGTCATCGGCAAGGACGGCGAGACCTATCGACTGATGAACGATGTCGATGTCACCGCCGTCGTGGAAGAGGGCGTGAACTTCACCGAGTTGAAGGCCCGCACGCCGGTTTTTGAGTCGAGGAAGCGCGCATGAGTGACGAAAGAGACTACGAGGCCGAGGCCCGTGCCGACGGCTGGGTCAGCCAGGAAGAGTGGAAGGGCGACGCGAACAAGTGGATTCCCGCGGAGGAGTTCGTTAAGCGCGGAGAGACCATTCTGCCGATCGTGCAGGCGAAGCTGCGCAAGAAGCTCGAAGAGGTGGACGATCTCAAGCGCCGCTTCGATGAGCGCGAGAACGTCTTCAAGGACTTTCAGACCTTCCAAGAGCAGGCACTAGCGAAGGCCAAGAAGGAGCGCGAAGAGGCGATCGCCGCGCTCGAGGCGGAGCGCAAGAAAGCCATTACCGAAGGTGATGGCGAGGCGTTCGACAAGGCCGACAAGAAGCTCCAGGACCTGCGCGCGCAACCTCCTCAGCCGAAGGAGTCAACCGAGGTGACCGCATGGAAGGCGGAGAACAAATGGTATGAGACAGACGCAGAGCTCACCGCCATCGCGGACGGGCTTGCGGATGTCGTGAAGCGAGAGAATCCCGGGCTGAAGGGGAAAGCGTTTCTGGACAAGCTCACGGAGCGAGTTCGGAGCGTTGTCCCACACAAGTTCGAGAATCCGCGGCGGTCGGACGTCATCACTACCGGCGGCGGGAACAAGAAAGGGTCAGGAAAGAGCAAGGGTTACGACGATCTCCCCGCGGATGCTAAGGCGGCTTGCGATCGGTTCGTCAAGTCGATCCCGGGTTTCTCGCGGGAAGCCTACCTGTCGACCTACGACTGGAGTGAGTGAAATGTCCAAGACACACAGAGAAAGGGTTCCGTTCTCAGCACAAAGGAAGCGACTACAGATCGATGAGAAGTTCGATGGCTTCGTGACGCGCTGGTTCAACGAGCAAGACGATCGGATTGAGCGCGCTCTCGCTGCCGGCTACGAATTTGTCGATCGAGACAGCGTGAAGCAGGTTGGGGACAAAGACATCTCCAACGGGAATACCGACATGAACTCGAAGGTGAGTCGTGTCGTCGGACGCACGGCGAACAATCAGCCGATTCGCGCTTTCCTCATGAAGATTCGCAAGGACTGGTACGAAGCCGACCAAGCGAAGAAAGAGGAGACGAATCGTCTCGTCGATGACGCCATTCGTGCAGGTAAAGTCGGCGGAGCGGACATCAAGAATCAATATGGCGAAGTCAAACTTCAAGCCTGATTCTGTCGTAGCCGTTTCGCCTCCATGCCCGCTCCTGTAGCGGGTTTTTCATTTCTGGAGACTGTGAAATGGCTAATGCAGATACTCCGTTCGGGCTGCGGCCCGTGCGGTACATCAGCGGTGCGCCTTACAACGGCGCGGCGAACGTGTATTCGACCGCGACGGGTGATGCGACCGCGATCTACATCGGTGACCCGGTGAAGCTTTCTGGCACGTCGCAGACGATCAATGGTGTCATCTATCGCGACGTTGACCAGGCTGCGACCGGTGATGTCGTAGTGGGCGTGGTGGTCGGTGTGCTGCCGGAGACGGCGGACTCGCTGATCTATCGCGCAGCTTCGACGCAGCGCCGCCTCCTGGTTGCAGACGATCCGGCTCTCGTATTCGAGATCCAGGAGGTGTCTGGCGGCACTGCTCTGGCGGCGAACGACATCGGCCTCAATGCGAACTTCGTTGTCGGTACGGGTTCGACCACGACCGGCATGTCCGGTGTCGAGCTGAACAACGGCACCGAGGCGACGACGGCGACGCTTGACTTGCAGATCGTTGACTTCGCGAACCGCGTGGACAACGAGATCGGCGAGCACGCGAAGTACCTCGTGCGCATCAATCGTCACCAGTACCGCGACCAGGTTGCGGGCATCTAAGGAGCAGCAATCATGAGCGGTGTTATCTCAACTTCCAATCATCCGAAGGCCCTCTGGCCCGGAGTCGCAGCCTGGTTCGGCGCGAAGTACGCAGAGCATCCCGTCGAGTACACGCAGATCTTCGACGTCAAGACTTCTACGAAGGCTTACGAGGAGATGGTGCAGACCTACGGGTTCGGTCTTGCTCCGGTCAAGTCGCAGGGCGGCGGCTACTCCTACGACAGCCACTCGCAGGGCTTCACGGCGCGCTTCTCGCACGTCGCGTACGGCCTCGGGTATATCGTGACGCGCGAGGAGTTGGCGGACAATCAGTACGTCGAAGTGTCGATGACGCGGGCGGAGAGTCTTGCGTTCTCGATGGCGCAGACGCGCGAGAACGTCGGCGCGAATGTGCTGAATCGCGGCTTCAACAGCTCCTACACTGGCGGTGACAGCAAGGAACTCTTCGCGACGGATCACCCTCTCGCACTGGGCGGGACGTGGTCGAACGAGCTCAATCCTTCGGCGGACTTCTCTGAAGCCGCGCTCGAGGATCTGGCGATTCAGATCATGAACGCGACGAATCCGCGCGGTCTTCGGATCTCGCTGCTGCCGAAGCGGCTGATCATGCCGACCTCGCTCGTGTTCGAGGCGGAGCGAGTCCTGAAGTCTCAGCTCCAGAACGACTCCGCCAACAACGCGATCAACGCGCTCAAGGCCAAGGGCATCATCCCAGAGGTCGCGGTCAATCACTATCTCACCGATACGGATGCGTTCTACATCAAGACGAACGCGCCGCAGGGTCTGACGTGGTTCGATCGTGAGGCGGTCGAGTTCCGGCAGGACGTCGATGGCGACACCGACAATGCCAAGAGCAAGGCGTACATGCGCTTTGTCGCTGGCTGGGGTGATCCGCGCGGTGCCTTCGCCTCTCAAGGGGCGTAACCGAGAGGGGCCTTCGGGCCCCTCCTTTTCCGAACTGTGAGTTTTCTTATGTGACCCGATCGGGTTCACAGGAGGATCAATGTCTATCTCGAGTTTCCCCCGCGGATTCGCCGGGGGTGTGTCGATTCGCAATCTCGCTCTGTATGAGACGTTCGGCGGCAACGTCTTCTGGGTAAATTCGGCGCGCGGCTCGGACAGCAACAAGGGCACGCGCGACAGACCTTTCGCGACGCTCGACTACGCGATTGGCCGCTGTACGGCCAACAACGGCGACGTGATTTTCGTTGCCCCGAATCATGCAGAGACGATCACGGGTGCCGGCGGCATCACTGCCGATGTCGCAGGCATCACCATCATCGGTCTGGGTACGTACAACCAGCGTCCGCGATTCCTGATGGACGGCGCGGCAACGGTGACGTTTGTCGTGTCGGCCGACGATGTGACCGTACAGAACTGCGTGTTCGCGTCCGGCCATGCCGACGTGGTCCGCTGTTTCAACATCACGGCGAAGGGCTGCACGCTCATCGATGTCGAGTTCGCCGATCACACGACGGACGAGAATTGGCTCACGCCGGTCGATGCATCAAGCACCACGGACAACAATGCGGACGGGCTCAAAGTCATCGGCTGTCGCTGGGTGTCGCCGGATGCCGGCTGCTTGAACATGATCGAGCTCAATGCCGACGTGGCCGATCTGGTTGCGGTTGACAACTTCGTGTGCGTGGAGGGCGGCACAAACTCCGCCTTCCTGAAGTGTGCGACGGGCAAGGATGTGACCACGTGCTTCATTGCCTGGAACTTCATCGTCAACGGCATGACCGCGAACGATCTGTTCATCGATAACGACACGACAGCCAACACGGGCATAGTGGCGCACAACCGTGCCGGTCATCACGACGTGACGGGCGCGCACTCGCTGATCGACTGCGACGGTGTGCGGCTGTTCGACAACCTCTCGAATTCCACGGATACGACCTCCGGCTTCGTCCTGCCGGCGATCGACGTGGATCTGTGATGCTTGCGGAGCACGAAGTCTATCGCCGTATCAAGGCGGTGGATATTGGCCCCGTGCTCCGCGTCATCGACAAGCTCGAGTTTGCGGACTCTGGTGGAGTATGCGCGTGGGTCACGAAGCAAGGCTCCGCCGCTCCACCGGAGCTCGTTACGCTCATTCGATCTCTGCAACTCGGTGGCACGGTCAAGCGGTGCTTTTGCCGCAAGCTGATGCCTCGTCAGTGCATACCACCACACGTCGATGAATGGATGCCGCAGGAACTCAACTGGCGGCGGTTCCAAGTGCCTCTCGTGAGTCACCCGGACATCGTTATGCGATGGCCCGATGACGGCGTGGAGGTCCATCTTGAGCCTGGATATCTGTACGAGGTGCGCTTCGATCGCATGCACGAGGTCGTGCACAAGGCGGACTGCGAGCGCATCCATCTACAGATCGATCAAGTCGACGCAACGATTTAGGAGCCGTTCGTGGCAGACGCTGTTGATTCACTCGTCGTATTCGCGGGTCGCCGTCGCCGCGTCGTACGACTGACAAATCTCTCTGACGGCACCGGCGAGACTGCCGTCGTCAAGGTCGACAAGTCGACGCTCACTGGCCCGGACGGCACGGAACCCTCCAAGCTCGTCGTCGAGAAGATCCAATACTCGTGCGTCGGCATGTCCGTGCGACTGCTTTGGGACCACGACACGGACGATGAGATCGTGACCCTTGCGGGAGAGGGTACGTTCGACTGGACCGACTGCGGTGGATTGGTCGATCCGGCTTCTGCCGGCGGACCCGGGGACATCCTCCTCACGACCAACGGCCATACCGCTGGCGATAGCTACGACATCACCCTGCATATGCGGCTGAAAGACTAATGGCCGTTTCCGGCTCGAAGAACTTCACGATCACACGGACGGACATCATCGGCGCTGCCTTGCGAAAGGTGGGGGCGTTTGATTCTGGTGACGCGATCGATGCGAGCGATTCTGAGGACGCGGCGCTTGCCTTGAATCTGATGATCAAGGAATGGTCAGCCAGAGGGATCGACGTTCCCTGGAGAGAGACGGTCACACTGTTCCTGCAACCCGATACGCAGTCTTACACCATCGGGCCGAGCGGAGATCACGCCACGTCGTCATATCGGGAAACGACGTTGTCGGCGGCAGCGGCATCGGGTGCGACCACTCTGACTCTCACATCGACCAGCGGCCTTACGGCAGCCGATTACATCGGCATCAAGCTTGATAGCGGCTCGATCCACTGGACGACGATCGTGAATGCTTCGACAACCAGCATCACCTCGGGGCTGGCCTCGGCGGCATCGTCTGGGAATGCTGTGTACTCGTACACCACGAAAGCGAACCGGCCGCAGAAAGTTGTTTTCGCTCATCGGCGTGACTCTGATAGCCACGACACGGAGGTTACCATCATCGGAGAGGTCGCATATCGATCCCTCTCTACGAAGGGTGCCGATGGTCCTGTGAACCAGTGCTACTACCAGCCGACCTTGACCAACGGCACGCTGTTCGTGTGGCCGGCCAATGCGAATGGAGTCGACAAGCTCATCCTCATCTGCCAGCCGCTGGTCGATGATTTCGACGCGGCGTCCAACAATCCGCAATTTCCCATCGAGTGGGGCAACGCGATTGTTTGGAACCTCGCCGTTGAACTCGCGCCGGAATATGGGTTGTCGGTGCGAGAGCGCATTGCGCTGAAAGCAGAGGCCAGGGAGAAGCTCGAAACAGTTCTCGACTACGACGTTGAGAATGCCTCGGTGGTGTTCGGCCGCGAGCAATGAAGATTCCGTTCATCGGCGGGGCGTATGCGGGTCGATCCTCCAACGTCAACGCCGAGCGCTGCCTCAACTTCTACCTTGAGATGGGACCGCAGCCCGTTCTCGTCGGAACTCCTGGGCTCACTCTTCAGCTGACACTCGATCAGGGTCCGATACGCGGGATGATCGCGTTCGATGATTTGATCATCGTCGTCGCTGGCGCGACCGTCTACAAGATAGATTCGCTGCATAACGAGACCAGCCTTGGGACGATCAGCACGACGAGCGGCCGCGTCTCAATGGCGAATAACGGCTCGCACGTTCTGATTGTGGACGGCTCTACGAAGGGCTTCTACACGAACGGGCAGGCGCTTACACAAATCTCTGATGGAGATTTCATTGGCGGTGTGACCGCAGCGTACCAGGATGGCTACCTGATGGTCACGGAGCCGAATTCTGGTCGTTTCCGGATTTCGGATCTCAATTCGGCGAGCAACTGGATCTCGACCGACTTTGCGACAGCAGAGGGTGCTCCCGACAAACTCAGGGCCGTCATCTCCAGCGCACGAGAGGTGTGGCTGTTAGGTGAGAAGACCACAGAGGTCTGGTGGAACTCTGGAAACAGCGATTTCCCATTCGAGAGGATCCAGGCGGGGTTCATCAACCGCGGCATCATTTCGAGTTACGCGGTATCGATTCTCGACAACTCTCTTGCATGGATTTCAGCCGATGACCGTGGCCATCCAATGGCCGTCCAGGTCGTTGATGGCTATCAGCCGCAAGTCATTTCACCGGCGAACATCAACTGGCAGTGGGCACAGTACGAGACGGTCTCGGATGCCTTTACGTATACATACCAGATCGAGGGCCACGAGTTCTGGGTCGTCACATTTCCCACCGCAAACAGGACGTGGGTCTATGACGCGACCACGAAGCAATGGCATCAGTGGTCGTCGAATCTCTCGAACGAACCACTGAGCCGACACCGATCGAACTGTCACGTCTACTGCTTCGGCCGACATTACATTGGCGATTACGCAAGCGGGAAGATCTACTCGCTCGAGTCTGAGGTCTACACCGAGGATGGCTCTGCGATCATTCGCGACCGCATCAGTCAGCATGCCAGCGCGGATGAAGAGCGCATCAGCGTCTCGCAAGTGCAGGTGTGTTTCGAGGAAGGTGTCGGACTGATCTCGGGCCAAGGCTCGAATCCCCAAGCAATGCTTCGCTGGTCGAAGGACGCAGGACACACCTGGAGCAACGAGCAGTGGCGAACGGTAGGCGCGATCGGCGAATACGGGACGCGTGCTGTGTGGCGCAAGCTTGGAGTCGCCCGAAACTGGACCTTCTGGCTTCGCGTGTCTGATCCCGTGAAGTGGATCGTGACCGATGCAGTGGCGAAACTGCGCGAGAAGGATCGGGAGGCGGCCTAATGGCGATTCGCAGGGCCTTCCGAAGCATGCCGAAGAATCCGGCGGAGCTGGACCGGCTATTTCGCGATGTCGACGTCGATGTCGGGGACATTTCCCTGGATCAGATCCAGGACATCACGTCGGACCGGTTGATAGGCAGAGACACAGCTTCCGCCGGAAGCCCGGAACTGTTGACCGTCTCTGGCGGTCTTGAGTTCACCGGCTCGGGTGGCATTCAGCGCTCGGCGCTGACGGGTGACGTAACCGCTTCCGCTGGATCCAATGCAACCACCATCCCGGCGAACACCGTCACGTACGCCAAGATTCAGGACGTCTCAGCGACCGACAGGATTCTCGGCCGCTCCTCCTCTGGAGCCGGTGATATCGAGGAGATCGTCTGCACCGGAGCAGGCAGGGCGCTGATCGATGATGCGAGTGCAAGCGATCAGCGCACGACGCTTGGCCTGGGCACGGCGGCGACACAGAACACTGGCACGAGCGGAGCAACGGTGCCGCTGCTGAATGGGACGAACGTTCACGCCTCCGGTCAGTTCACCGCGTTCGGGGTTGGAACGACTGCGACACAGCAGGCTGCGAATCCCGACACCTCAGGCGCGACACTCGGCCAGCTAGAAACCGAGGTGAATCAGATCAAGGCGGTTCTTCGGGCCTTTGGGTTGATCGCGACATGATCCCGCACAGCATCGTCATAGACGACTTCTTGCCTGATTTCCCCGGCTGGAGGGCATGGGCCGATGAGTTGCGATATGCGCCTGTAAAGAACCCCGTAGATGGCGTTGAGTACCCGGGTATCTATACGACTGTGCCGACCTTCGGCATGCGGCAGCGCTTGTCCATGATCATGGATGCAGAGATTCGTCTCAATGCGCTTTTTCTGAGGCTTTCGCTGGAGGGCCGGCAGGCTCCGCACTACGCGCACACGGACAAGATCATGGGCCAGTTCTCGTGCATGGTGTACCTGAATCGACCGGAACACTGCCAGGGCGGGACTGCACTGGTCCGGCATCGCACCGGCATGGATTCACACCCGAGAGACGAGCATGAAGTGAGCGTTTGGCAGCGAGACACCAACCGTCCCGAAATGTGGGACGTGTACTCGCGGTGTGAGATGAGAGCGAATCGTGCGTTCATCTTCCGCGCGGACCTGATGCATGCAGCGCTTCCCTTGGGTGGGTTTGGCCATGACGCGAAAGATGGACGCCTCGTCATGACGGCATTCTTCGACCTATGCAGATAGTTCGACCGGCAACGGAAGCCGACATTCCAGAGATGATTCGCATGGGGCGACTCTTCTGGAGTCAGACGCCATACCGAGACGTTCCCTACTGCCCCGATTCCGTCGCCTTTACGGCACGGCAAATGATGGGGCTCGGGATGTTGTTGTTCGCGGAAGTCGACGGCAAACCCGCTGGATCCGTCGGCGCGATGGCATGCCCGCTCTATGCCAACCGAGATGTCCTAGTCGCGAGCGAGCTCTGGTTCTGGGTGGAGCCCGAGTTCCGCAATTGTGGGATCGGCAAGGTCATGTTCACCGAGATCGAGCGCGTCGCGAAGAGTGCCGGAGTCGGCTGGTTTTCGATGATGGCGTTTGAAGATATCGAGATAGACAAGGCAGCTGCAATCTATAGGAAGGCTGGATACTCACCAACCGAGCGGACTTTTGGCAAGGCTCTATAGATGGCTGCGACCACGGCTCTAGTTGCAACGGCGATCGGCACGACAGCGTACTCCGCGCGGCAATCTCGAAACGCGACGCGCGCGCAGACTCGTGCATCAGGCCAAGCCGTAGACGCCATGGCAGAAGCCGAGGCGCGTGCGCTTGAGATGCAGCGGCCTAGCTATGAGGCCGGCTACGCCGCGACGGCCGCGATGATGGATATGACGGGCCTTGATCGCTCTGGGATGGGCTCTGCGGCTCGACGTGCAGATGCAGAGGAGCGCGGCTTACTCGTTGGAGACACACTGCTGCCGGAAGGCACGACCACAAAATCGGTGGGTGATGGTTGGTACGAAGTCTGGTACGACGAAAAACGCATCGGCACGCTGCGTCCTGGCGGCCCGAACGGAATCTTTGAGAACGATACCGGTTTTGACGTTGAGGGGGCATTTGCCGCCCAGTCGAATGCGAATTCCACCGTACCGGGAGACCTGTCGTCGTATCCGAAATACGACTGGAAGCAGGACCCTGGCTATCAGTTCCGGCTCGACGAAGGAATGCGAGCGCTCGAGAGAGGCGCTGCTGCTCGCGGGATTCTTCAGTCCGGTGGCACGATTCGCAGTGCAACTCGGTACGCGCAGGACTATGCCTCAAACGAGTACCAGCGCGTGTTCGATCGAATCGCAACGATCGCCGGGCGCGGCCAGAACGCCGCGAACGCTGGCTCTGACGTGATCGTGAACACCGGCTCGAACATCGGGCGTGCGCTGGTGAACGCAGGCGAGGCTCGTGCATCGGGTTACGTTGCGCAGGGCAATGCATGGGCCAACCTCGGCGGACAGATGGCACTCGCTTACGGGTCCGGGATGTTCGGCAAGACAGGCGGCAGTAATCTCATGGGCTGGAATTACCAGCCGAACGGGGCAATAGGGTACGCGTGATGGCCTACGACGTTGCTGGGAACCAGATCCTCGCTCAGCCGGTTTCGGCCTTTCTACAGGGCCGCGCTATTCGGCAGGCTGAGGAGCAGAACGAACGCAAGACTCGCGCTCTCGTGGCGGCCGAAGCTCGCGAAGATGAAGCTTTCGAGATGCAGAAGCAGGACCGACAAGCCAAATATGATCAGATCAATGGACAGAAGGCGCTCGCCGGCGCTGAGCAAGTGCTCGCCGTCCCGAAGGGGCAGCGCAAGGCGTTTGTCGAGAAGAACTTTGCTGAGGTCATCTCGGGCCTTGAGAAGCAAGGCTACGGCACGTGGGATGAGATCGACGAGGATGAGCTCGAAGAGCTGGCCACCGGTATCAGGGCCCGCGCGATGCGGGACCTGGGAATGTCGCCGGCCAGGCCAGAGGAGTACACCCTCGGCAAGGGTGAAAAGCGCCTGCGCGGCGACAAGGTGATTGCCGAGAACATTACGCCCGAAGATGATGAATGGACTAAGCCAGAGCCTGCGATGATCGGCGGTAAACAGGTGATGGCTCAGTACAACAATGCGAAAGGAACGTTTCGCGTCGTTGAGGGCGTATCTCCAATTTCTGGCAAGGACGGTGATGGAGATAAGAGCTTCAACCGCGCCAACATTCTGCGAGACGAGTACAACGCGCAGGCGAAGGACTTCGTGTCTGTGGAGGCATCCTACAGCACGATCAAGGCGCTCGGAGAGAAGCCGTCGGCAGCCGGTGATATCGGGCTGCTAACTTCCTATATGCGCATGGTTGACCCTGGCTCAACGGTCCGCGAGGGCGAATTTGCAACAGCCGAGAATGCTGGAGGCGTGCCAGACAGAGTGCGCTCCAGGTACAACAACCTCTTGCGCGGTGAACGCCTGTCCGATGATCAGCGCAAGGACTTCATTAGCCAAGCGGAGAACATGTATCAGGCTCGCAGAAATGAGCACGCCAAACTGCGAACGAGGTACAAGGATCTTGCGACTCGCTCAAACGTGGATCCTCTGGATGTGATCGGGGGCGAGGAAGAGCCGGAAGCGCAACTCAAACCCGTTGAACCAGCGCGTCCGGCCACGCCAGAAGAGGCGATGAAGCTCCCGCCCGGTACGTTATTCTTCACGCCCGACGGGCGGCTCAAGGTGCGCTGATGCCGGATGCGTGGGATCAGTTCAAGGACGCCGAAACGGTCGGAGATGATCCATGGCAGCAGTTTCAGGATGCCGACTCACCGAAGCAGCGTGGCACAGGCGAGGAGCTGGGGAGGCAGGTTGGTCTTTCTGCGCGGTACGCTGTTGAAGGTATTCTCTCGTTGCCCGGCGTGCTCGCGAACGTCCCTGGTTATCTCGCGAACAAAGCACTGGAGTCAGTGGGGAGTGACTACCGATTCCCAGATCAAAACGCGCTCATCTCAGACACGCTGTCGAAGGCTGGATTACCTGAGCCAGAGAGTCGCACCGAGAGGCTCGTAGGTGATGCCTCGCGTGCGGTTGCCGGGGCTGGCAGCGTGCTGGCTGGAGCTCGTGTCGCTTCTCCAGCAATCCGGACTGTACTTCAAACGAGACCTGACTTGCAGGCTGCCGCGGCGGTTACGAGTGGTGCCGCGGCAGGAACCGTGAGGGAGGAGGGCGGCGGCCAAGGAATGCAACTTGCCGCCGGCATAATCGGCGGTGTCGTTGGTGGCGGAGCTCCTTCGGTGGCTGCCGGCACAGCGCGCGGGCTCGGACGTGCGGCTACCACCATAACTGATTCAGGCCGCAGGGCTCTTGCTGGTCGAGCACTGAACATGGCGGCATCCAATTCGGAGCGCGCACTTCAGAATCTCGAAGGTGCAACAGAGATTGTTCCTGGATCGGTCCCAACAACTGGTCAAGCAGCGCAAGATGCAGGGCTCGCGTTCTTCGAGAATCGCATGCGAGCCCTCGGGGATTCAAGGTTCGGCAATCGCCTGTCGTCGCAGAACGCAGCTCGTCAAACTTTGCTCGACACGGTCGCAGACGGGGGCCTGCCGCCTCGCGTGCAGGAGCTCATCGCTACGCGCGAGAAGTTCACTGCCGGGCAGCGCGCTCGAGCCTTTAAGCAAGCGGAAGGGAAGGCCGTCAACACTCAGCGGGTGCTCGACGACATTGACTCTCTGCTCGCAGTTCCCGACAACGCCGGAGAATCTGTGCAACGCGCACTCAAGGCGGTCAGAGCGCAGGTCGAAGGCAAAACGGACGCGCGCGCTCTCTACGCTGTTCGCAAAGAGATCAACCGTATTCTCGAAGGCCGCTACGTCAATGCTGACGAGTCGGTCCTTCAATATGCTGGCGGGCAGCTTGCGTCCGTTAAGCAGTCCATCGACAACGCGATTGCAGAGATCGCCCCGAGCTGGAAGACGTACTTGCAGCGCTACGCCAAGCTCTCTGAGCCGATTAATCGAGCACAGAAGATCGGCGAGATCCGGCAGAACACTTCGCTTGCTGCTCCGGATGTCGAGACGGGACGCGATTTCATCTCTCAGCCGAAGTGGCGAAACGTGGTTGCGCGCAATCGCGAAGAGCTCGCAGAGACGCTGACGCCGGAGCAGATGAAAAAGCTGGACCTGGTGACGGCGGACTTGGACCGAGGCGCTGCTGCGACCAATTCCTCCAGTATCAAGTTGCCTGGCTCAGATACCGCGGCGAACCTCGTGACGTCTGGGCAGATTTCAGTTGCAAACATCATCGGTCGCACGCTGGGCATCGATGCAAGCAACCTACCACCTGCTATTCGCACGGCTACGCGTCCGCTTGCTTGGGTCTACAAGCTCAACGACGAGGCTGTTCGAGAACTGATCGTGGACGCAATGCTTGACCCGAAGCTAGCAGCGCAACTGATGCGCGAAGGAACTCCTGAGAACGTGCAAGCCTTCGCTGCATCGTTGACAGATCACGCTAAGGCGATTGGCGTAGGCGCAGCCTCAGGCTCGCAGGATCTGACTCCATAGCGCATCAACTGCTGACTTCCACCAGAACCCGCCTAGTGCGGGTTTTTTCGTTATAGGGCTCGACTAAATGGCTTTCCCGGTCATCAACCCGATCTTGCAGTTCTTCGACAACTCGGGCCAAGTGCTGAGTGGTGGGCTTCTGTACACCTATTCACCGGGCACGACCACGCCGAAGACGACATACACGGACGAGAACCTTTCGGTTCCCAACTCGAATCCGATCGTTCTGGACTCCGCAGGTCGCTGCACGATCTTTCTAACTGATGCCGAGGAGTATAAGTTCGTTCTCCAGACATCTGCCGGTGTCACGCTGAGAACGGTTGACGAGGTCAAGAGTCCCGCCAGCATCACTCAAGCGGTCGTCGGCGCGGCGCTCTACCCTCGCACGGCGGAGGAGATTGCCGCAGGGATAACGCCCACCAACTACTACTATCAGACGGGGCATGTGTATCGATACGGGACGAACTCCACGCCCGGAACGACCGACATGTCGACGCCTTTGCAGCGTGCGATCGACAGCATTCCTGCCGGTGGGACGGTTTACCTTCCCGCTGCACTGCTGAGCATCGGGTCGACCAATATCACGATTACGAAGTCGCTCACGATTCAGGGTGAGGGCGGGCGCGAGAACTTCGACAATTCCTGGGACAACGGCGGCGGCTCGCGCATCCATTACAAGGGGCTGACTGGCGACGCTATCTCCATCTCTCCACCGAACTCGACGAACAGCCGAATCAAGGTGATCCTGCGAAACTTCGTTCTACGTGGCGCCCGTGTGTCTCCAGGCTCCGCGACGTCTGGACGTGGGATTGTCATCGATGGCAGGCAGCTCGGCGGGACCGCTATTCACCTGCACCGCGAAAACGTCTACGTCGCCGAGGCCAAGGACGAGGGATGGTATATCACCGGTGCCGTGTATGGCGGATCGGCTCTCAATTGGGGCGCCTACGACTGCGGCAAGAACGGAATCCGAGATCTGACGGCCGGCAGTGATCCCATCGGCGAAGAGGTGTGGGTACAGACCCGCATCTTCGACAACGGCGCTGACGGAACCGGTGATGAGAAAGCAGGGTTGCGCAGGAATCCAGGCGCTACGAGCAACGTCATGCACGGCCTTTCTTGCTCAAACAACTCTGGACCTGGCGCCATCCTTCAGGGCGGCAACTTTCAAGGCTCAGGCTGGCAGTTCGAGAGCAACGCTGGAACTAGTCAACTGTACCTCGGCTCTGCCGGTGGTGGCGCTGGGCTCACCAGCCTAGCCGTTACAGGGATTGCATTCTCCCCCGGAAGTTCATACACGGGAGATCTCATCAACATCACGAGCGATGCCAGTAACGTAAAGATCATCGGCGTCTACTTCGGCGATACGCTCGGCGGCGGTGGGAACGATGTGCGTTGTGCCGGCAGTAGCTGTTCCATCGCTGGCATCACCGGAACGCACACGTTCACCCACACCACGACGGCGACAGATGCATTCTACGAGGGCGTGACCCCGCATTCATTCACGCCATCGCTGAGGTTCGGCGGGGCGACGACCGGCATCACGTACACGACGCAGGTCGGCCGCTATCTCAAAGTCGGCAATGCGATCGACTTCACGATCTATATCGTTCTGAGCGCGAAAGGTTCAGCGACTGGAGCCGCGGTCATCGAGGGCTTGCCGATCGCGTCGGCCAATATCACCAACCTGATTCATTCCGTCTCGGTCACCGGTGACACGCTTGTTAACACCGTAGACGTATTGGCCGGCAGAGTGCTGCCGAACAGCACAGGTATCTTGTTGTATCGATACTTCGATGGATCGTTAACGGCGCTGGCGGATACTGACTTTAACAACACTTCGTCGCTGTCAATCTCCGGCCGAATCTTTGTTTGAGATCACGATGTTCGCGCAGCATGGCAGTACGTGTTGCAGCACGCGGGCCTTGCGCAGCACTCGGTAGTACGCGCCGGCTGCGAACGATCGCCGGATGATGGAAGGATCGTAGTCCACGCGCACAGCCAGTTGAGCGGTGCGCGCTTGTTGTCTCAGCCGAGAAGGCACGAGCAAGTCCTCAGGTACATGGGGTCGCTTGGCGTTGACTCGCTTAAGTGCGATCGGATACAGCCAGCGCTCGCACGTAGGCTCATAGAAGTAGATGCAGACGCCTTCGGACTTGAGAATGCGCGCGAGCTCAATAAGCGTGCGCTGCTGGTTGCTGAAATGGTGCGCTGACGCAAAGCAGAACGCCATGTCGATGGAATGGTCCGGCTCTCTCGTTGCATAGCTGTTGCAGGCGTACACCTCATCCGGCGATGCGCCGAAAATCGGCTGCCAACGGTGCACTGACTCAAGCGCGTACTGCGATATGTCGGTCGCGATGACGTGTGAGTTCGGGAAGTTGCGCTTCACCAGGCATGAAGCCCAACCGTGCCCGGCTCCGAGCTCGAGTATTCGACCGTTCTTCGGGAAGTAGTTTCGGTACCTGCCGAGCAGATCAAGGAAGACCTCGGCGTCCTTCACCTTGTTGATGATTGCATCGAGTGATGTTGCGCCTGGACTTTGGTGCTCTGACGTGCGCCAGAACTCGATCTCGATTCGCTCCCGCTCTTGTTCTGGAAAAATCATGCGCCTAAACCTAGCACACGCAGCCCTGCTGCTGCTATTGGCCGGGTGTGTCCGTCCGTGGGACATCCAGCCAGAGATCAAGCCACAAAAGCTCATCGCCTTCTGTGAAGGAACCGCCAGTCGCATCAAGACGCGCTGCGATCGCGTGACCTATCAGACGGACGACCAAGTGCGCCAGGTGATCCGCGAACTCGAGAGGGCCGGGCTGTGATCGAGCGCGATATCGGGCGGCATGACGAGGCGATTGAGACTCTGAAAAACGAGGTCAGCGCCTTGCGCACTGATATCGCAGAGATCAAGTCCATTCTGGCTAGCGCGAGGGGAGGCTGGAGAACGCTCTTGGCAGTTGGCGGGATCGCTGGCGCAGTCGGCGCAGCGATCTTTAAGTTCATCGGAACTGTGAAGGGCGGCGGGTTGTGAGCGACTACGGTTTGGACGTTGCCCAGCTTCGGCTGAACGTCATCCGGCCGGTTCTTGTTCGGTTAGACCTTCACACCCCTGCCGCCGAAAACCTCGTCCTCGGGACCGCTCTGCATGAGAGCCATGCGCGGTATATCAGGCAGATCAAGGGCCCGGCGATGGGGATCTACCAGATGGAGCCTGGCACCCATTACGACCTGCACCACAACTTTCTGCGGTTCAACACGCCGTTGAAGATCCGCGTCAACCAGTACGCAGGCTTCTTCAGTGGCGACATGCCCGATCCGGCCGAGCTCATCGGGAACCTGTACTACGCGACGGCGATGTGTCGCATCCACTACCGCAGGCTTAAGGCTCCGCTGCCCACGAACGAGCCGTATGCGCTCGCTCAGTACTGGAAGGACTTCTACAACACGAGACTCGGCAAGGGAACCGTCGAGCAGGCTTTGCCACACTTCACGAGGGCTTTCGCGAATGAGTAATTCTGTTGCCATTTGTTTGCTTCTGGTCTCGCTTCTACTCGGCTGCAAGACGCTGGAGAAGCATCCCGCGACCTCCAGCATCGTCATTCAGGCGGTCACGCTCAAGGTCATCGAGGAAAGCGACGACCGGGCGGCTCAGGCCCGCAAGATCATCGCTGCCGCGGAGGACGCCCGAGCATTGCTCGACTTCGAGGGCGTCAGTGTCGAGTCGTTGGTCGCTAGGGTGAGGGAGCGCATCGCTGCGTCTGACGCCGAGCTCTCCGAGAAAGTCGCCCTGAACGGCCTACTGACGGCGCTAGAGGCCGAAGTGCGCGGTCGCATCGATGCGGGAACGCTCGACCCGGCCGAGAAGCAGACGATCAATCGCGTCCTTTCGCTCGTCATCACTGCCGCACAGGCGTACGCCGGCTAATGTTCCTGACTCCGCTCGATCTCCGGGCAGACAAGCCTGGTCATTGGGTATTGCTTCGAGAGTTGATCTGGGACGACGGCGTGCGCATCGTAGTTCCGGCTGGGTTCGTCACCGACCTAGCGAGCATCCCGAGAGCCTTTCGCTGGCTGCTCCAGCAGAACGGGGCTTCTCGTAAGGCAGCCGTTCTTCACGACTTCCTGTATCGAACGCATCGCATGACCCGGAAGGATTCTGATGCCATGTTCAAGAAGGCTCTCGCGGCGGAAGGTGTGAATCCCGTAGGTGGCTGGCTCTACTGGGCCGGCGTTCGAGTTGGCGGCTGGATGGCGTTCTGATGAAGAGGGTGCCGAAGCAGTTCTCATTGCTCGGCCACACCATCACCGTCCGGATTGTGCCGAAACGAGACTGGGATGCGCTGCTTGATGAATGCGAGGACATGGAGGAGGGGGATCTGGGCTACTGGATCCCCGCCGATAACCTGATCGTCCTCTTGCGCCAGCCGAAGTCGCAGCTTCTGCACACGTTCTATCACGAGCTGATGCACGCAGTTCTGTACTACATGAACAGTGACATGTGGACGGACGAGATCTTTGTCGACAACGCAGCGGGCCTCTTCGCGCAGGCGATGGACACGGCCGAATGACGCGGCACCTGGTCATACCAGACACGCAGATCAGACCGGGAGTCGATACAAAACACATTGATTGGGCAGCGCAGGCGATTGTCGAGTACCTGCCGGAGGTCATCGTGATCCTCGGCGACTGGTGGGACTTCCACAGTCTCAACGGGCACGAGGAGAAGGGATCAGCTGAGATGGAGAACAGCCGCTACAAGGATGACCTAGACGTCGGCAACGAGGCTTTCAGGCGGCTTTGTGCTCCGATGAATGCGGAGATCCTGCGCCGACGCACGTCGCATAAGAAGCGCTGGGAGCCTCGCAAGGTCTTCGTCGACGGCAACCACGAGTACCGCGCAGATCGCGTCGCCAAGAACGACCCGAAGTGGCAAGGCATCATCGGCAGCCACAACTGCGAGACGCTGGACTTCGAGCGGCATCCGTTCTTGGAGGTCGTGGTGATCGACGGGATTCGCTACTCGCACTACTTCTCCAACGTCAACTCATCCAAGCCGATCGGTGGCTCGATCGACAACAGGCTCAACCGCATCGGCGAATCGTTTATCCAGGGGCATGAGCAGGGCTTCCTGTACGGCAACCGAACGTTCCCGACCGGTCGTGTGAAGCATGGCCTGGTGGCGGGCTCCTTCTACACGCATGACGAAGGCTATAAAGGCCGCCAGGGAAATGGGCACTGGCGAGGAATCATCGTGCTGAACGAAGTCAACGATGGAGCCTATGACGTCATGCCGCTATCAATGTCGTACCTCGCAAGGAAGTTCGGTTAATGGACATCGACGCCCTCAAGCTCTATTACGAGTGGGCTCGACAGCTACCTACGGACGGCCAGAAAGCCGACGCTGCGCTAGAGCTTTGTCACCAGCTCATCCTCGAGCTTGCAAACCACGTATACGACTACCATCGGACTCCGCCCGAATCTTAGACTCGCTTCAGTCCTCCGGCCATCGCCACAGTTCGCAGCAGCATCTTGAATGCTGCCTGTTCTGGCAGAGCTTCCAATCCGTGGCGCCAGGATTCTCTAAACTGGCGTCGGTCCGCATGGACGCGTGCGAGAGCTACCAGAGTCTCCGCCGAAAGCTTGTCGAGCTCGCGCTGGTGGACCGGCCTAGTTTCTGACGCTCTCAGCATGCGCTGAGCAATCAGCCAATGCGTGAGCATCCTGAGCATGTCACCGCTGATGTTCGAGCCGTGAACTCGCCGTTTCGCGCCCACCAGGTTCAAGAAGCCAACATCCCAACGCTTGCTCACCAAGTATGCGAAGTGCACATCCTCGCCAATCGTGACCTCGGTCGTGAAGCCGGGAACGCGGGTTAGGACCTCACGGCGGATCATCATCGAGCTCGGCAGGGCGAAGTTCTCGCGCAGCAGCAAGAGGGATGCGGCGGCCCCGTCCATACTGAATGACGGTTCATGGCGCAGGCTCAGTGTTGGGCAGGTCTGCCAATGGCTTCTATCTTCACCCTCAGCGCTGAAGTTGACGAAGTTCGTGACGACCAGTCCGACCTCAGGATGCTCGTCCAGGAACTGCGCCTGTAGCCGCAGTCGTTGCGGATGACTGATGTCATCGGCGTCTAGGAAGGCAATGTACGGTTGGGTGCAAAGCCGCAAGCCCACATTGCGAGTGCCGCCGGGAGTTCCTTGATTCGGCTGGCGGACGTAGCGCACCGGCCATTTGGAAACACGGTCTGCGGTGTCATCCGTTGAGCCGTCGTCTACAACGATAATCTCGCTCGCCTGATCGATGACGCTCGCCAAAGCTTCATCTATGAAGCGCCCGTGCTGGTATGCGGGTATGACCACGCTGGTGGACATCGTCCATCCTCTTATTGTTCATTCCTTTCTTCGTCTGGCCGTATTTTACTCCGGCCCGCGCCTCACTGTGTGCGCGAGTTCACTTATCATCTGGATGTTGACAGCTCTACGCATCCTGCCCACAGCGCTTGCAGATCCGGATCAGCTTATCGTCCAAGTCGTACGCCTCGACCGGATCGTGAAATCCCAGGGCGCAGCGAATGCGCCAGTAGATCCGTTCTAACTTGTACTCGATCCAGCTCACTTCCAGTGCTTCATCATGTCCATAGCACAGGTCGAGTCCTTCCATAACGTGACGGCATAGACCTTCCTGTTCTTTTCCTTTCTCTGGTCGCAGCTTGTGCAGCGCAGGCGTGGTAACAGATCGCGCACGAGGAAGTCTGGGCCTAATTGCTGCAACATCTCCTCCAAGTTGATCCGTCGAGTCAGCATGCATGGCTTGCAGCTCGCGCCGTAGTAGATCAGGTCAACGGCTTCGGCGAGCGTCAGGTCATCGGCTGACTTCATACTCGAGCGCGTATAGCGGAGGTTTATACGCTAGGGCGTATGAGCGTCTGTCTTCTGAGGCAGCCGCTGCGAACACTTTGGGCAACGGTCACGGGTGCTTCCCCTTGTCAGTGGACCGGTCCACCCGAGTTTCCGAGCCTCCTGGCGCAGAGTGTCTTCTGCGTCCCATAGAGCGCCTGCGGATTGATCTGCTCGCCGCCGAGCGTCGCTCCGCAGCTATCGCAAAGCAGGCCGATGCCAGTCGGAAAGCCTTCGATTCCGCCGACGGTCGCTGTTTTCACTTGCCCGCTCCTGTCTGGTCGTAGACTCGTTCCAGGAATGCGTTGATCGCGAACACGTCTCCCTCCACGCTGAACCAGGCTAGGCCAGCGGAGGCCGCGAAGAAACGCAGGCCCAGGTCGTCCGCTATCGAGCGTAGGTCGTCTGGGGATTCGCCAGTCAACCAGCCTCTGAGCTCAGCCATCGCTCGCTCCTGTGTTGGATACTTCGTCCTTGAACAGAGGCAGGTCGAGAAACTCGGCGATTTTGGCCTCCATCTCGATCGCCGCTTCCCGTCGCGGGTCAAGATCCGGCAGCCGCCGCAACAGTATGAAGTCGCGGCTGATCTGCTCCAGCAGGAAATGAGCGTCGAAGAGCATGCGCTCGGTAGGCGTCATGTCTGGTCTCTTCCCGTGCTCGATCATTCCGGCGCTCCTGTGTTGGCGGATGCTCGCTTGACGCGGTCGACGACATGTCGCATGTGGACAATGCCACACGTCCGAAGCTCTGCATCTATGCATTGACGCACCAGAAGCACGTCGCCACGCGCAAGGGCAATGAGGAGTCCGTACGCACGCTCAATCAAGGGATCGCGTAGGTTCATGGGTTGCCTGTACTGCTGCCGCCCCCGTCGGACAAGTGACCGAGAAACGACGTTTGTATGCCGTTCTTCAGCGCCCAATCATTCATTCCGGCAAGACGGCCCATCTGTCGAGCTAGCAGAATCATGGCTTCCTCCTTCGAGGGACTTGACTTGAGGTTGAGTTCCCGCTGCTCCTCGAAGAACGGAGGCCCGGCCACGGCGAGCCGATATGCGGCATCCCATGCTTCCTGCGTTTCAGATGTCGGCATCTTTTTGTACACAGCTCACTCCTGATCAGTCTTTCACCCAGCCATTTGGAGGCCCATCGACCCAGCATTCCCGCGATCGACTCCAGTGCGACACGATGTCCATGTCGTCTGTTCGCGCTATGTGACACCACGCAGCTCCGCCATCGGCGCTGCACTGAGCCTCGTGCAGCGTGTCGAATACTCCAGAGCAGTCCATGGCCCCTCCATGAGTCTCGTGCTCCCAAGCCTCAAATAGGGCGTACTTCGTCACTGCGTCTCCGAATGGCAGGCTGGCAAGTAATTGGAAAGAAGCATGGCACAAGTACCTGATCTGTATAATAGGCGTCAGTCGTCATTAGCCGACTTAAGCCACTGAATTCCTTGAAGTAGAAGATCCTTGACATGGTAGGGGTCACAGGTTCGATCCCTGTCGCGCCCACCAACAACTTCAAGCACTTGCGTTTCACGTGGAACCGAGGCTGGAAAGTAATTGGAAAGCCAGCTCGGGTTGATTTCCCTCAGCAGACGCTCCACAGCCTCGGCAGCCGCACGCATGTACTCGGGCCTGTAGTGGGCGTAGCGCTCGGTCTCGCCGCCTATCGCGTGTCCCAACATGCCTTTGATGTCCCACTCGTGGACGCCTTCCTTTCGTAGCCAGATCGACACCGCTTTGCGAATGCCGTAGGCCGTACCTGCAACGCCTGCGCGCTTGGCGATTCGCATGAACGTCATCTTGTGGCCGCTGAGCTGCCGGCCGTTCCACTGGATCACAGGGCCAATTGAGCGGCGTTCGTTGAGATAGGCGAGGGCAGGCGCACACAGCGGGGCCTTTGCCCGGCGCTTCTTCGTGAGCTTGCGCCCTGGAACCGCGTAGTCGACGACGCCAGTCTCAGCGTTCACGCGATCCCAGGTCAGATCAAGTGTCGCACCCGGTCGCGGCCCCGTTGTGAGGGTGAGCAGGAAGAAACGACGCTCATGTTCATGTAGGCACGCCTCTGCGAGGCGCTTGAGCTCGTCGATCGTGAACGGACGAACGCCTTCGCCATCCTGTGCCTGAACCTTCAAAAGCGCCGGCACTGACGGGAGCTCGCCGCCGTCCACTGCCCATTGGATAGCGGCTCGAACGACACCCCAGTAGCGCCTGCGGGTGCTGTCCTTCGTCGCGAGCTTCAGAGCGAATTCCTTCTGCTTGCCGATCGGCCAGTCATAGACCCGAGTCGTCGGCTCGTGTTTGGCGACCAAGCCCATCACTCGACGCACCGTGTCGGCCGCGAACGTGTCCTTGGCGTAGTGCTCCCAGTAACGCAGCAGCACCCAAATGGCGGTCGCGTCATTGATCAGCTTCCGCTGCGGGAGCCGGAGGATGTGTTCCGCGAGCTTCTTTTCCGCGGCTGCGCGATCTCGAGTGCCAGTGCTACGTTTGCTGCACTGTCCGGCTGCGTCGTCGTATTCCCAGATGTACCAGATGCCATTTTCTTTTCGCTGCTTGAGGTAGCAGTGCATTCCCGTCTCCGCAGGTACTCGAGCACGTGGTTATCGGTGAACCGGATATTGCTGGCCACGAGGGTATAGCTCAAGCGGTTTCGACGTCGCTCACGAGCAACCGTTTCCGTGCTGACGCCGAGATACTTGGCGAGCTCGTCTTCGGTCCACAACCGCGGCAATGACTCAACAGTGCCCATGAGATCAGGTCTCGCTCTCCGGTGCTCGCTTAAACATCCACGAAGCCGTTTCGAACGTCGGGACGAGCTCCTCATTGGAGTACGGTTCGAGCACGACCGACGTTTCGCTCACCTCCGGCCCTTCGAGGAACATAACGATCGCATCGCGACTGAACCGGATGCTGTGGATCTGTCGATGGGTCATCGAGTAGGTGTCGCCCTCGGAATACTTAGTGGCGCTTTCGACCCAAGGCTCAGCGATTCCGCCGCGTGCGATGTCGTATCCGCCGAGTCCGCCATCCTTCGGGCGAATCGTTCCGGTCATGTAAAGGTTGGAGTTGGGGTAGCCGTAGTACGTGGCACGGGTGAACAGGATGTTTTCCACCGAGCCTGCCAGCACCAAGCACGTAAAGTCGAACCGATGACTGTGCGGCGTAATCCATTCACGCGTATCACGATCCGACAGGAAGAGGCGCACCTTGCCGTGCCCATTGCCTCCAATCAGGCAGCTCGTAAGCCCTGGAGTTGCGTAGTGACGTACGCGACTGTGCAGCATCGGCTTCAGCGCTTTGAGCAGTGCTTCGGTGTTCATAGAGCAGCGTCCCCGTTCACAGGGCGTCTTCGGCACGCAGCCGTAGCCCGCTTGTCACGAAACGCTCGAAATTGAACTCGCCCGAGACGAATTCGGAAGTCCAGCTTGTGGACGAGGCCGCAGTCGCAGCAGCGCATCTTGTAGCCGCGTCGAATCGGCTGAACCCACTCGCCGGCTTCAGGAGTTTCGTATCGCATGCAAGCGCACTCTTCGAGCCTTCACAGCCGCGTAAATATCGCGGGCCAGCAGTTCGTCAGCCTCGGATCGCCAGCGAGCCTCGCGCTCGCTACAGCACAGATAGAACATCAAGTCGCGCATAGTGGGCATGGATACGCATCTGCTCCCGCAGGACCGTGCACTGTGCGCTTGCCGTGACAGACAGTGCACGGAGCAACTTCCTTTCCCGGAGTGTTCTTCGGCGGAAGCCCGTGCGCGAGCCGCACGCTATCCGGCCATGCGTCGACCTCTCGACGCGCGCGCTCGATACTCTCTGCGAGCTCGCCGATCGGCTTGATGCCGCCGGACGTTTCCTGAGCGGGCATCTCGATCAGACTTGCCGGCACAATCGAAACAGTTTCGTATTTCGGCTCGACCAGCATGTAGGCACGCTCACCGCCATTGCACAGCACGGCACCAACCTTGTGGCGCAATCCCAGGTAGGTGACGTACGCGCCCGGAGGAATGATGTTCATGTGCTACCTCCGGACTTCGTTACGGCTGTGCACTCGGGGCAGCATGCGTGGTATCCGTGCTCGCACGGCTCATGACCTGCCTTGCACGATCCGCAATCTGGATGCCAGAAGAGACGCGATCTCGGCGGTAGAGATGTGCCCACTTGTTCGGAAGTGGGCTGGTTTTTACCCGCTGCCGAGAGTCTGCGCAGCAGCTCGGAAACTTGACCCAAGTACGTCACGCTCCCGCGATCGCCGCGCGCATGGCAGGCAAGCTCGACAGTGCGCAGGTACAAGAGCGCGTTCTCGATCTCGCGACTAGTTGCCGGTTCGTCCGCTGTGCCTTCCAGTGCAGTGCGTGCCATCTTTGCGATCTCCGCCGGCGAAAGTGCGCACGCGGGGTATTCACATTCCTCCGCGATATCCCGCAGCGCCTCGACAGCTCGCCGATGGTTGACGGAGGCGGCATCGACGATACGAAGAAGCCGCGCGAAGTAGTCCGCGTCCTCGAGCCACTCTTCACGGTCAGCGCCAGTTTTCTGCTCGGCAATAGCCTGGCAGTTCTCCAGCCGCTCCAGCACCCATTCGAGCAATGGGAGCCGCTCCTTCGATGGACGTTGTTCGCTCATTTCACGAGACTCCATCCGGTGGCGTGTTTGTGCATCCGCCGTACTGACACCCAGCTTTTCGTTGGGCCATCCAACCGCACTTTCCCGTTGAGCGCATCCACCGCTATCACACGGCGCGTGCGACCAAGCATCCGGACATCGAGATCGCGCCACAGTTGGCCGACCTCTACCCGAATGCCTTCCTTTGTGACTAGCGTCTCTGCGGTCATGATCTCTTCTCCCAAAGCACCGTCACGAAGTGCGTGAGCAGCCCGAGACGGTCACGCCATCGGTCTTTCTCTTCCGCGTCTGCCATCTCGATCGGCTTGCCGTACTCGGCGACCATGTAGTCACGCGCGGCATCGACCAATTGAGCTCGCGTCCACGACTGCATTACTTCACTCATGAGAAGCTCTGTGACGCTCACCGACTCACGACGCGAAGCCGCGGCTTCGCTCGCACCGGTCGCTTACGCTTTTTCGTCGTGTTGCGCTTGACCGCGCGCAGGATGCTCGGAATTTCAACGAAGTTGGAGCAGTGGAGCAGGCTGTTCAGCTTCTTGAGCTCGTCGCGGATCACGCAGAGCACAGCGAGCTGCAACGTCGCGTGGTCGGCGTGGCTGCCGTCGTCATTTATGTGGAGCTGTAGATCCCATTCACCAGGGACGCGGTAGTTCACTTTCTTGCTCATGATTCACTCCCGGACGTTTGAACAGATAGGCAGTACATGGCGAGCTCAGGACGGTCAGGCCATCGATGTGTGATCAAGCCGCGGCGGAGCAGGTCCTGCACTTCGGTCGCAGACAGCGTCGGACTCTGACCATTGCTGTACGTCACCATGAATTGCCCAGAGCCTCGGCGGCTATCCCCCCGGATGCGCCGTCTCATAGATATGGCGCTTCGGATTCTCCCGGAGCATTTCGATGGCGCGTTGCTGTGTGTGATTCACCGCTGCACCTCGTCTACCCGATCAGTGCGCTGCTCATTGCCCGGCTCGCAGGCAACAGGCTCCTTCGGCGTGTCTGGAGCTGGAGGCACAAACGCATGGCCCCATGGTTCGCCTTTCCGAGGGCCGTCGATGACGGGCAAATGGATGCCCGCGTTTTCAGGCCAGCCGCATACCTTGCATCGCTCCCAGATCATTACTCGCTCCTTGCTACCTGATCAGATAGCTCACCGTGTTCGCAGTCGTAGTGCCAGGTGTCATGACTCACCGGAATCATTGGCACGCCGCAGTCAGCACAGACCGGCGTAGGAGCTGGTGATTCTGAGCGGCGTCGCTGCGATCGAACCCAGATCCGCAGCAGCTCTTCGAGGTCGCTCAGCTCGTGCTGTCGCAGAGGCGACGGATAGGTGATCGTGATCGGCACCGCTACATCGTCCGTGCTGAATACGACACGTTCAACGTGACGAACCTTATCCATTGCGCTCACCTGTCACGGTCTCAACGACTCGCTTCGTAGCAGTTGTTCGCCCAGATCAGCAGGACGACGCCAACAGCCACCATCGTTCCCGCCGCACGGATGAGCAAGTACCCGCCGATACCGGCCAGGACGTAGCTCACCACTCGCATTCCAGTCTCGACTTTGAATGTCATGTGTCACCAGCCGTTGCGCTGTCCGAAGTCACTTTGATCGCGCGCGCGATGAGCTGCGCCGCGTATGTGCAGACGGCGTTGCCGAGCTGCTTACGTCGGTCCACCCAGGAGGGAAGCCCATCATCCGCTCCCAGTCTTCTGGGTGCAGAATCCCAAGACTCTGCAAACTCTTTCGCCACCTCCCGACCCGGCCCGCACCACCACCGCGACAGCTTCCGTAGCTGCTCGCTGTCGGCGTGGGCAACAACGAAGACACGTCGTCGGAGATGCTTTGCGCCAACTTCAAAGGCGGACAGTTGAAGAGGCACGCTGGCATACCCAGCCACGAATAGGCGGCTCCGCAGCTCGGGCACCCATCGTTTCCACGTGTGCGCGACGTTCTCGACAACCAGCCAATCAGGTCGAACAGCAGCGAGCTCCTCGAGCCGGAGAGGCCGGTCCTCTTGCCAGCTACCGACAAGTCCTGACACGGGAAGCCCGCAGAGATCACGAGCGTCCCGGTACGCAGGTACTCGAGGCCTGTGCTTGCCGAGCACGGCTCTGCATCCGTCGTCGATCTCGACGTATGCAACAGGCTCGAATCCTTCTCGCTCGAATCCAACTGAAAACCCTCCGATGCCGGCAAAGAACTCGATGAGCTTCACTGCGCCAACGCCCAAGCCACGATCGCCACAGCCCAGCTAACGGCCGCAATCCACCAGAAAATCACGGTGAGTCGTTTGATCATGTGCGCTCTGATCCACTGTCAGGCCTTCCCGTTTCCGGGTACAGAGAAGCCGCTCGATCTTCGTCACAGCACACTGGCGCTGTCGCATACCACTGTTCGTTGCCAGTTGGGCCTACGGCATGCGCCGGCAGGCAACCTCTCGTGACAAGGAAGCCATGCCGACATAGTCCGTGCTCGAGCGCGCTGCATGGATGCACGTGTAAGCCGAGCCCACAGCTCATTGCGCACTCCCTGTTCCATTGAACTCGCTTCCCCGAAGAAGCTTCACGTGCTCGGCCCATGACGCGGCATGCTCAGTCGGCACCAGCGTTTCGTCAGGAAGCCAGTAACGCAGCGCCTTCTCCAGCTCGGCAATGCGGTCGCGCAGGTCGCACACCGTGTCTTCGCTGTAGCAGCTTCTGTGGTCGTCATGCATTGCGACTACCCTCGGCTTTATTCGCTGCTCGTTCCTCATCGATCGCGGCTTTCACGCGCGATAGCGCATACTCCATGTCGATCAAGTCTTCGTAACTGAGAAGCTCGATGCTGCTGTTTACGGCCTCGTTGTAGTGATAGGTGACATTGCACAATGTGCCGTACCGTGCCACCTCAACGTTTCCTACTCTCTTCTTCATGTGTACTTCTCAGGATTGGGTCAGAGTGGCGAGGCGCAGAGGTTTCTAGCCTCTTTCGCAAGCGGGCTCAGTCCAGCGACCGCTGCTACTTCGTTTCCGGGGATCTGCCTTGACGTGCGCCTCATGTTCGTTACTCGTGCGGACTCTTCCGCTGGTACTTCTTCTCGATCTCCATCGCCTTCGCAAGCCACTCCTTGCACTTCTCGGAAGCCTCTCGCGCCTTGTCGTATTTGCCGGCATCCAGGTACGCGACGGATTTCTCTGCCCACTTCCTGGCCTTCTCGGAGTAGCGAATGTGATCGGCGAAGTGCTTGAGAATGTCGGTCATGACTCGTACGCGATATCGCTCAGATACTCACGACTAGAGAACAATCCCGCTTTTCCCCGTGACTCTCCTCAGTCTTCAGATCTGGGTACTCAGCGATCCCCGCATGCATTGCACTCTCTCGAGCGTCACGGACCAGGTTGAGAGCGTGGCTCAGAGCCTGGGTTTTGACTTTGATAACGCCACGGGGCATGACTTCCGCAGCGCGTGTCTTTGCTGAACGGCGGGCAACACGTGGCCCCACGCCTAACGCGGTTCGGACGCCGGCAATCGCCGGAAGGAAACTCAGCGCAAAGGTTCTACTTCCCGCTCGTTGCGGTCGTAAACCCTGCGCGTCATAGCCATGGACGTGTGACCGAGGCGCTCGTACGCGGCTTCGATCGTTGCTGAATCCGAGGCAGACTTCGCTCGGATGTCGTGGAACGTAAAGCGCTCGTGACCTTTCGATATCCAGCTGCGCATGTAGCGTTGCCAGATGGCCCGGAAGCCTTCTGAGGTGTAGCCGAAGCCGTTGCGCTTTCGGATCACGTGCGGGCCGGGAGTCTCGAGTTCTCTGCAAGCGTCCAGCACCGCGGCAACGGCAGGGGTGATGCGCACGCCGAGGCGCTTCCCAGTCTTGGATTGGCGGAAGCGGATCCTTCCCGCTTCTCTGTCGACCTTCTCCCAGGTCAACCGCAGGATATCTCCCTGCCTTTGCCCAGTGAGCAGCGCCAGCTCCATCGCGAGCTGAAGTCGCATCGGTACGGTCGCCTTGAACGCTTGATACTCCTCGTCCGTGACGTAGCGCTCGCGCGGCTTCGACGGATGCCTGTGAACGTCCCGGCAGGGGTTCTGCTCCATCATGTACCAGGGCGACACGGCAAGACTGAAGGCGCAAGAAAGGACCGCCATTTGGCGATTGCGCTGAATCTTTCCGCGGCCGACCACGGCCATGAAGTCCCGGAAGTCCCGAGGCTTCAGCTCGTTCGCGATGCGATTCCCGAACCACTTCCGCAGTGTGCGGACGTGATACGCATAGTCCTTCTGAGTGCGCTCCGCTAGCGTCGGAACGTACTCGGCCATGAACTTGTCGAGGATCTCGTTGACTGTGTGCGAATGCTGTTCCATGGCTGAAATATGCCTCAGAAGCAGTATCGTCTAACAGTACCGCAGGGTACCGGAGAGCATCTGTCGTCGAACCATTCATGCCTGCTCACCCAACCGCGCCGCTACGACACCTTTGAGAGTTTCGGCATTCAACAGCGCGATCTGCCGAAGCTGATCGTTCTCGGTGCGCAGCCGCTCAATCTGCTGTAGCAGGTCGTAGATGATCTGCGGGTCGACTACCGGATCTTTGGTCAGGTCGCTCATAGGCGCACCCTGACCCTAAACCCGAGGGATCCGGGCTGTAGTTCAATCTGGGTCGGGGAAAGGCGGTATTTGTCTGCGAACTCGCGAAACATATTATCTACCTGCGATTCCAGGGCTTCGAGATCGCTGTAGAACTCGCGCAAGGTCGAAGCTCTCTGATCAGAGGTTACGTCGCTCACAACGCCTCCAGCTTCTGTAGCGCCCGTGACGCCTCAAAATAGCTGCCGTACCTATCATCGAGTTCCGGCATAACATCCTTAAGCATCACTGCGCAGTCGATGAGGGCGAGCAGAGTGAAGGGGCTAACGTGGGCAACTCTCCCGTGCTGAATGCCGGATTCGGCCATCTCACGCAGGTATGCCAGCGTTTCCGAGGTCACTTGCTCGCTCACAATCCCTTCTCCTCGTTGCCGAGGAAATCGCGAGGCGGGTACGCGATCGCTCGTAACCTAGCGATCTCGCGCCGCTGCGCCTCGATCTTCTTGCAAAGCGCTTTCATCAAGGCGTCCGTGCTGGCGCCCTCATCTTCGACCTCGGCGATCCGCAACACTTCTGTGTGCGGCAACTGGAGCTCGTGGATCCGGCGCTGCAAATCTTCGACTTGAGGAATCCAGCGCTCCAGTATCGTCGCAGTGATCGGCTCACCTTTCATCCAATCGCCGCCCACCATCTTGGCTCTGGCATGGAGATACTTGCGTCGCATGTCAGCGAGCAACGAATCAGAAGATCGCTGCTCGCTCATGCTGCGCGCTCCAGCTCTTCAATCATGCGATTCGTCTCTTCCAACAGATCGCGCTGCGAGCCGTAGATCTTGTTGAACAGCTTGTGATGGTGTCTAAGCGACGGACCGACTCGATAAAGCATCTCATCGACAGTCATGCCTTCCTGCGGCACTCCACGGTGATGCCACGGGCACAGCGGGAGTGTCGCCTCGTCACCTCCTGACAGCTCCCGCGTGCCCTTATCAACTAGGTGATGGATATCAACCGGCACGCCGGGGAATCCCTCCTTTATGCAGCAGAGGCAGCCAATGTCGTGCAGACGCATGAATCGCCGGTTCATTGACCTTGCCTCCGGTTCGCGTTCACGCTTCTCCAAAGGTCCGTAATGCGCTCCTCGGTCCTACGGCGATTCGCCATCTGCTCGTGCTTGAGGAGCGCTGCAAAGTACTTATTGCGAGCCTCAACCGTGTTCTCGTGCGTCTCAGAGAACGCCTTGCGAAACTCGACGCTGCCGTCCACCCTCTGGTATATCGCAGCCTTGACGGCCTTGATCTCATCTTCCAGGCGCAGGGCCTCGACCTTCAGCTCCGCCGCTGATCTATCCGTCTCGGCCAAGTAGCGCATTGCGTTCTCGCAGCGCTCGTCAGAGATTGCTTCCAGGGTCATGCGGCTCTCTTACTCAGCTTCTTGTCGATGTCGTACGCGCGGCGGAACAGCAGAAACTGCTCCTTGGCCTCTTCGAGCTCGCCGAAAAAGTGATGCGCGAAATCTGCTGACTCCTTCGCGACCCTCAGCAGATGGAAGCCTTGCGGGGTCCATTCAGGAGCGCACTCCTCCAAGAGCAAGGCGTAAGCGGCGAGCTGTATCAGGTAGTCCTGGTAGACGGCATTACTCGTCTTCCAGTCCAGTAGAACAATTCGGCCGCGACCGTCTCGGCCAATGGCATCGACAGTCCCGCCGAACTGATGACGCTCCGATACGTAGGCGCGCTCAGTCGCGACAATCTCGATACGTGACTGCTCCCGCCATTCCAGAAACTGGGCAAAGGAATTGCGAGCTTTCGTGAGGATTTCATCGGATGCCTCCGGCTTGAACTCTTTGCCCAGAATGTGTGCCTCGATCATGTCGTGTGCGATGTTGCCGGCGAGGGCCGCTTCGTCCACGACGTCGTACAGATGCTTCGGTGCCGGCTTCCCCTGGAACACAAGGCGCTCATGCTCGCGGCCTGACTTGTAGGCCCACTGCACCAGCCCACCGGATTCTTTGAATCGGCCGATGATGGTGGTCGTGCCCGGGAGCTTGTCGCCGGCCGCGTTGTAGTAGCCTTGTGTTGGTCTGCCCATAGATCACCAGTCAGGACCGCCGCCGACGGCGTCATCAAAGGGGATGTCCGCGGCCTTGCCACTCAGCGCCGCCTTCGCTGCCTGGAACCAGGCGTTGATCTGCCCTGGCTCGGTGATGGTCTTGGCGGTGATTGCCGATCCAACGCAGTTCGAGATGAAGCGCATTGCTGCGTCATCGACTCCAGATGGCTGCGCCGCGTGGCCATTCCCGTTCGAGGCTGGGCGGATCGACTCGATCGAGTGGTACGTCTTCCCATTCCACTGATAGGGAGACGAGTTGAACTCGACCCGCTGCCCGACGCTCAGGCCACCCACCAGCTCCTGCTTCGCGCTGTAGTACTTGCCGTCGATCTTCAGCTTGGGCCGGCCGCTCTGCGAGCTGCCGATCTCTTGGATAGTTCCGATCATTTTCTTGCTCCACTTTGTCTAGCCATTGCTCGTATGCTGGGTCCGCTCTCAGTTCGGCCTGCTCTCGTTCCCAGCGCTCTTGCAGATTCATTTCTGCCCATTGCCGCTCGTCGTCATCCATAGCGGCGCGCTCTATCTAGCCGGAGCTTCGCCACGTTCGCCTTGCGTCGGTGGCCGACCAGCTTCCACCACAGTTTCCGTAGAGGACCCGCCTTGACCTTCACCGGATGATCCCAGCGAGCTGCCGTTGGAAACCGAATGATCACAGCACGATCCTCTGGATCAGCCACACCACGACACACGCGATGGCAATCCCGGTAAGCGCTCCACCAGCAGCAACAGTTAGATCTCTCATGACTTGCCCTCCAGATCGCACTCGTCGCATACGTCCAGCCACCCGCCGCGATGCCTGATCTCGTGCGTCGACTCCTCACCGCACGCATAGCAGGGGTAGTCGACAGGCTTCTCACGCTGCGGACCGCGCTCCAGCGCCTCGAAGGCAGTCAGCAGCGCTTTGAGCTCGGCACTCACGCAGCCAATCCCACGATTTCCAGAAGCTCCTCGGCGGTCTCAGGCGAGACGTAGATCTCGCCCAGTGATCCGCCCGTATCGATGCGTACGCCGAGCCTGCGGCGCTCAGGAAGTGGTGAGAGCGGGTTTCGCTCGCGCTCCATGCGGCACGTATGGACGAAGTGCTCGGCGTGCAATGCGTCTTGTCTGCTCATTTGCGTTTCCTCTGCTCATCTCTCTTCCGCGCTTGGTAACCGCGGATGAAGGCAAGCCGCAGGTCGCTATGGACCAAGGGAACGTCTTCGCGCTTCCAATGGTCGTAGGCCCATCTGTCTGCTCGCTGCCAAAGGTTCCTGCGTCGCCGCACCGGTTACTCCGTCTTCTGTTCGCTCTTCACGATGTGGATCAAACCCTCGACCAGTCGCTTCGCCTCGCCGACCTTCCACTCGGAGCTCGCTGCGATCGGCTTTCCGGTCTCGAGATCCCTGCGAGTACGCTCCCGCGCAGAGCACGTCGGCAGGTCGAGCACCTCCAAGATGCGCTCCAGGCGCGCTAGGAGGCGTTCGTCCCGTGAGTGGTGTGGCCGAGGGCGAGGCATCGCTGTTTTCTCCGTGGCTGCTCACTCGGGTAGCGGTTCACTCTGCCGTCGATGGTTGAGTGTCTGCCCATCGGACGGCTCCGGGCCGTACACGTGTAGCTCGTCACCCCATCGCTCGACGAACCCCGAGTAGGTCAGCCCGCTGTCAGGTATCCGTCTCAGCCGATGCCATACGTGGCCGCGTCCGTAGCTACCGATACCGGGTGACCACTTGTAACCCTCGTATCCGATGCACTCGAATCCAGTCTCCTTCCATCGCTCGCACGCGAGAGGCTTCACGTAGTCGACGTTGCTTGCTCCACAGGAGCCCAGGAGTAGCGCGATCACCACGAGGAAGAATGCTGTTGCCTTCATGTGTACTGTCTCTCCAGACGTTGGTCACTTCACGAATTGCCAGCCGATCCACGCGAGCGCCACTACGGCCACGAGCGCGGGTACACCGACGACGATCGCAAGGGTCCACAACAGCCAAACCGGAATCACGATAGTCACGTGTGCTCTCCTGATGAATTCAACTCTGCTCACCGCTTCGGCTCGGCCGCTATCAGTTCGGCCAGCTCGCGACGCTTGTCTTCAACTGCTCCACGCCATGCAGCGTGATCGGACTCGCGAACTGCACGACCAATGCGACCGCCATGACCGCGTCGCATCCACGTCGCAGCGGCGATGAGCGCTATGAAGACCAGCAGCGGGATAAGTGCGTTCATGTCTATCCGTCAGGTGACCTTGATCGTCAGCTCTTCGCTGTGATGGCGCTGCCCGAGCACGCGAACACCGGGCACGATGTGCCGACTAGAGTTGATGTCGCTGTTGCCCACGAAGCCGGAGCGCAGGTACCGCTTCAGGTTCTCCCACTGCTCGTCATTCAGGTCGTGCAGGTAGTCGTGGTTGAACTCAAGAATGGTTCGCGTGCTCATGACTGCTCCCTGAGGGTGAGCTGTGCTTCAGCCGGCCTCGCGCTTCAGTGGGATCACTGGGTTCTGCTCTGCCCATGGCTTCACGAAAATCCAGCAGCGAAGGCCATCCTCAGTCGAGCGTGTCGTGAGCATCAGGTGATCGCGATCCTTCGGTGCGGCCATGCGCCAGTTACGGAAGCTCTGCGAGACGCTCCCCTGTGCTCGATTCCAGAAGATGGCAAGCTCACTTTCGGTGGCGTCGTCAGGGTATGGAATGACAAAGGAATCCCCGACCTGCATACTGTCGAATGGATACGGGGTCTCCTGCGTGCGCGTCGAAGGCACCGGTACATTCTTGTCGACTTGAAACTTGACCATTTTGGAAACCTCCATCAGTTGGATAGCGACGCCAGTACGCGCGCCGAGCTGATAACAGGACCGACATAGACGGCCAGCGCTCGGAGACTTTCGTCCGTCGCATCGCTCGCAGTTCTTCGTCCACACATACGGGCGCTTTGAGTTTTCGCTTGCAACGAACATCGCACGCTCTATCCGATGAGCACGAGGCTATCGGGGCTGGTGAATCCGATCTGCCGCGCACGCTCTAGGGCCAGGGCGAGCGTCTCTGCTACGACGGTCGCCGTTGCTCCGCCCTGCGTCACCTTCCACTTGCGCTTTTTGCTCATGGGGAACAGCTCTCCTATCGGCCGGTGTTCACGCCACGCAGGATCAGCTTCAGGCATCGCGGGCAGCTCACAGCCTTCGCGTTGTAGTGCGCAGAGTCGTCGCTGATGCTCTCGACCTTCACGCCGCCGCAGCGGACACTGACCGGCGCTCGATCCGAATCGATCTCGACCTGATGAACGAGGCAGCGCTTGCTGTCCCATTTGTGTGCCGCCGGATATGCTCCGGCCAACACAGGTGCGGCGACGTAGTTGCGCACTGCTGTTCTCCTGGACTCGGTTACTTCCGCTTGCCCCGAACCTGCTGAATCTTCAGCACCGCAGCCGCAGCCAGTTTGTGGGCTTGGTCCACGACAGAGGCGTGATCCCCCTTCTCCGAGTTCTTCGCCGAGGCGATGGCGGCGGCGAAGGCTCGGCTGTAGTGGGCTTTCAGTTCGCGAGAGGTGAAGTGCAGGTGCATGGGTAGTACTTTACCCATAGCAGTTACAGAGTCAAGCAATATTTTACCCAGACAGGGCAAATATTTTTCAGGTGTCGTTTTTCTTGGCTTTTGCCGCGAAAGCCATCGCGAGGCTTTCGACGTGGTGCCGGCCCTCGTCCTCGCAGAGCAGGTAAGCCTGCACCATGGCGATTAACCGCTCTCTAGCGGGGCTTTGAAGGTCTTCGCTCGATCGGCCAACTAGGAAGAGGACCCACAGCGGACAGTCGAGAGCGGTCGCTATTGCCTCTAATGTACTGATCTGAGCGTCGTGGCGACCAGTCAGGGCGTTGTTAATCGTTTTTCTGGCTGGTGCACCGTTGTTCTTGCGGCTGGCGAGGCGCGCGAGCTCGGAATGGCTCTTTATGCCTCTCAGCTTCATGAGCACTTCAACGCCCTCCCGGAAGGCGGAGAAGCCTGCCTCGAGATGATCTTGTTGCGCCTTTCCCATGCGTGTGCATTCTGGCAGGTTACATGGGTAAAATTTTCCTTGCAACGTGGGTAACATTTTGCCAGACTCTGACCGTGAACCTCCTTGAGTCGACATACGCACTGATTGAAAAGGCGGACTTGAGTCAGCGTCAAATCGCCGCAGGCGCTGGCGTCGGACGTGACTGGCTCGCCAAGTTCATACAACGACGCATCAAGTCCCCTGGTGCACCAAAGGTTCAGGCCGTCCACGACTTTCTGTCGAGACGCGCTCTGTGTGCTCGTGACCATGCCGCCTGACCTCCGTCTCATTGAGATGGATGTCAGTTTCCATATCGCGACAGCGCGCGCAAGTGGACCTGTCAACCGCGACTTTCACTGTAGGAAATCGCGTCAATTTGCACTCGATGGACAGACTCTCAACCAGATCGCCTAAAGCGACAAACATGCGCGTTTCCCCTCACGTCCTACAAAAAAACGTGACCGATGTCGCGATCGGCGGG